AATACAAGAGCATAGTTAATTTCTCCTGTAATAGGTGGTGTTCCATAACTGTACATCATTACTTTAACACCATATAAAGTATTAAAGACTTCAGCATCTATATCCCACATTTGAGCACCATCTGCTAAAGGGGTGGTTGTAACATCTAGAGTGGGATCAAAAACAATAAGATCATCTTCTGTAGCTGCCACCATACCTGTTAATTTACCAGGAAATAAAATAGGGCCTCCAAATAATTCACCATTAGGTATGAGTTTAATTGTACCTAAATACTGAGATATAACAGAACTTCCACTATAAGGAAGTACTCCTCTCACTCTATAACTATTTAAAGTGACAGCTGGAATAGGACCCATACCTTGACCACTAGGATATTGATATAAAGGACCTGCATTAAATAATGTAGATTCTGGATAGAATACAAAAGGATAGTCAAGAGTGTGTATTTCCTGATTAGCTTTACCTGTTTCTACATCATCTACTAGTCTATTAATATGACCAAATCTTGCAAATTCTGTATCACCTTTTATTTTACCTAATGCCCTATCAGGACTTGACGGCTTAAATTTTCTAATTGCCATTATTATAAGTTTTTAATGTTTTATTAATCTGCTACAACGTCAAATGATAAGGTTCCTGAAGGACACAAGGCTGTTTTTATACTAGCACTCATCACTAACTCAATAATGTTTCCACTAGGATTAGAGAATGTTCCTAATACACCAAATGTACTGTTTAATATGGTAATTATATCTAACATAGCTTCAGAATCTCTAGGTGTATACAAGTAATTAATCTGTGTACCATTACAGAACAATCTTAATGTTACATCATTAATTTCTGGATTAGTTACAGTGAATGTTAATGTGATAAGATCACAACATAAGTCTGTTGGAATTTCACTCCATGTAGATGGTTCACTAGGGAATGATCCACTAGTCAAGATGAGACTACCAGGAACTATCTTTCCCTGCTTAGAATATCTTACAAATGCTCTTTTTTTAGCCATATTATTTAGTTTTTAATTGTTCTTGTAATGCATCCCAAGCAGCTTTAGCATCTTTAACGCTTAGACCTTCTTTAATAAAATCACCAACTGTTTTTTCTTTAAGATCTTTAGCAGCTTGTTCTTCTTGTGTTAATGTACGTATAGGCATTTTATATAAGTTTTAAATTATTATTAATTAGTTAATACATTCCATCCTTTTGATGTTAAACTTGTAATATTACCTGCTACTGATACAGATGGAGCACTATTAGTACCTCCACTAAGTATTAAACTTCCATTTGTTAAACCGTTATTATCAAGTGTTGTTATTAAATAATCTACAGATGTCTCTTGTATTGCAGAATCAGAAGCATCTAAAGAAATAATATTGGGACAATCATCAATATTTATATGTACTAAATTAGGATTATCATAAACATCTATGTAAGATAAAGCTGTACAACCTTTAAAATTTAAAATAACAAAATCATCTCCATATAATTGAGTATTAACTAAATTTGTACACCCATTAACATTTAAATAACGTAAATATTGACACTCTAATGCGTATAAATTTTGAATAGGTAGATTGCTTACATCTAAAGAAGCAATATTACTAAAGTCAACATCTACTTCTTGAATTTCACTGTTTGCAAATGCAGCAGGTAAACCAGAAACAGATAATATTACACCAATTACATCTCCTGTACCAATTTCAAGTTTTCTAAAACCGTTAGTACTTGTGAAATACACAGTAACTGTTGCCATACGTTCTTCTGGCCAGTTAGTATATGTATGATTTAAATAACTAAGGCTGCTAATTCCTGTTAAATCAAATGATTCAGAGGTACCATCTCCCCAATAAATAATACCTTTTATAGTATTATTAGAGTAACCTCTCATACCGAATTCAAAAAATCCTTCTGATGTTAAAACATTCATTATAAAAGGATCTTTACCTGCTGTTGTATCACAACATAAGTCTGCTGGAACTTCTTTCCATGTAGATGGTCCTGAAGGATGAGATCCTCCTGTTAGGATCAAACTACCAGGTACAATCTTGCCTTGCTTACTGTACCGTACAAATGCTCTTTTTTTCATTATACATGTATTTTAAGTATTATACAATTCAAGAACTCTATCTATTACATTTTGATTAGTCCAATCTCCTATAGCATCATATGCATCACCTTCCCAAAGTTTAATTCTTACAGGATGGTTTCTACAAATTGCTACAACAGTTTTCTTAATAGGACTGTCAACTAGTTCATGGATTTCAATTTTGTCAATCTCAACTTCTCTATTACCAAGTGCTTTTACTTTTACTTTAGAAGGAAGATTTACAGTTAAAAAGGTGTTCATATTATACTGTTTTTATTGTTTAAGAATTTACTGCAACATTTTGCAAAACATTAGAGTTATCATAATAAATAATTCTTGCTGTGCCATCTGGACGTGATATTATATTTTTAGTGTAAGTATATGCAAAAATGTGAGTAGCAGATGTATAATCGGCATTTGCATTAACTCCATTAAAATAATTTGATGTAACTATACCACTACTAATTCCAGCAAGTGCTAATTCACTATCATAGAAATAATTAGCAATAATACCAGTATTACTACCTGTAAGATTTGAATTCGTAAGAACACTTGATATCACTGTGTTACTACGGATAGAAGAATCATCACTTAACTCATTATAATCTATAAAAGATTGACCAGATGAAGTATTTCTTTCGATATAAGCGTTATTTAAAATATTACCATAAATAGAAGAATTATCTAGTGTATTTAAATAAATACTAGAACCATTTGTTAATATGTTTTGTTGAATACGTGATCCATTTGATAAAATATTATTTTGTATATTTCCATTTGTTAAGGTATTTTCATTTATACCGAAACCTTCACATTGTGTTAAATTACAATATCTAATATAACTATTAGTTAAAATATTTCCATTAATATTAGAGAAATGTATTAAATTAGAACTACGAATTTGAGAGTTAGAATAAACATAATTACCTGCTATACTTGAACTTACTATAGTTATTTCAGTTATAGAAGAGTTATCTATAATTACATTGTTAGATAAATCTCCCCATTGAGAAATGTTTATTTCACTTATAGATGCATTTTTTCCTATATAATTCCTTGCAAAATACCCAAGATTACAATACAAATTTACTAATACACTGCCTCTAAAATTAATTAAATCTACAGGGCTGTTAATAGCTTCTATATTTGATATACCATAAAAATTATTATCAAGTTGTTCAGGAGTAACTTTAGAATATAACCCCCAACAAATTGCTGAAATAGGAGATAATTTAATACCAAAACTATTTATTGATTCAAACCCTACCCACCAAGAATACTGATCAGGATTAAATGCTACTCTTATTTGGTTTTCTGGATTATATCTTTCTACTACTATACCATTGTTCCAATCTACTTTAATTTCATCTATCGCTTTCTCATACCATGTAGTATTAGAATAAGGGATTTTTTCCCAGTCAATAGAATTAAGTTCTACAATTGTAACAGCAGTTCCTACATTACCTAATAAGTTTTCCCATGCATAACCACCCCAAAAAACTATATCACCTTCTTCATAAACAGGTACATCTAAAGGATCTGGATTATCACCATCCCATATTCTATAAAGACCTGTACCATCTGTATTATTATAAGTAGTTTGGTCATTATATTTAGGATTATAAAACTCTCCATATCCACTTGTGGCTAATGTATTAGTAGTAACAGCCTGCATGTATATTGTCACTCCACTATTAGTACCATCATCATACAGTACATCAGGAAGCCATCCATTTGGGTTATCAGGACCTGCTGTAGGCATATTTTTATTAAACCCTGTAATCTTATATGTAGTTCCAGGAGATAATTCATTTGAAGATATTAAAGACTGAAGGTTTGTATATGTAACTTCTGTTACACCTCCTCCTCCAACACCACCTGCGTTGAGTTGATCTACTAAATGATTTAAATGAGCAAATCTAGCAAAATCATTATCTCCTTTTATTTTACCAAGATAGTCTGTCTTTTCCTATTCTAGTTACACAAACTTTATCACCTTGATTACCACCAAGTACATGATAAGCAATGCTGTCTTCTCCTACGTATATACCAACATGACCACCACCAGTTCTAGAAAATGTAAGGATGTCTCCAAGCATTGGTTGGTTCACTTTTACACCAAACTTATTCCAGTTGAGAGCCCATAGTGGTTGATCAACTACAGGTCTACCAGCTCTATGCATTATAATAGCAGCATATAACCCACACCAGGGAATACTGTCTGCATTATATACTTTTTCTAATCCAAGCTCTTTAGCCCATCCCATAATAACAGGATTATTCTTAGAACCTACAGTTTCTGTAACACCATAAAGTTCTAATGCTTTTAGAAGATGTCTAGGAGCACCTTCTGTAGCAAGCCATTGATATGCAGCTGGAAGATTCATTATTTTCTAAGTTTAATTTTCCAAAAACTAGATAGTCCTATTTGTAATGCACCAGAGTTATTTAGTCCTACAGAACCACCAAATATCTGATCTCTCTTATTCTTTATAAGAAGATTAGCATTAATCTGACTTATTATAGCTCCCTGTTCACCCTGTATAGTTCCTCCTACATACCACTGAGTCTTTTTAGGTTCAGGTAGGATGATTGTATTTGTTATAGTTGGAAACTTTAAGTTGTAAGAAAGTTTCCTGTTCTTTATAACATTGTTAGTAACAGTATCTGTGATGTACACTTTACCAATAGTGTCAACAGCTATGCTATCTACAGAGATGTTAAGAGCTAAGAACTTATTAGCAAGCTCATTATATTGTTTAACAAGAATAGCCATACTAGAAGTATCTGGTAGGTATTCTGTATTCCACTGCTCTATAGGAACAGTGATGGTCTTTATAATCTGAGGTTGTCTAGTAATTGTACTGTCCTTATACACCCATGTAGTGTCTCTAATAATCTTAGGTTGTTCTACAGCAACAGGATCCTTACTACATCTCTGTAAAAGAATAATAACTAAAAGAACTACTATCAATATCTCAGATAGACTGATTTTTTTTAGATTTTCTAACATCTGTAAAGAAATTTGAACAGAATTTAGCTACCCCACATACCAACATTACAGCAAATGCAAACTTTGGATGATCATTAAGTACAGAAAAAGTAGCTATTAACATACCACCAGCTAACAAACTGTCAGCCATTTTTCTAATTCCTTTGGGAGTAGGTTCCCAATAACCTTTCCATGTAAATTTCATAAAATATTATTTAAATGGTTCTTGTAAAAGTTGTATACCAATCATTTGCTGTTGATATAAATTCATAAACACTGCTTGATGGTACATATAATACAGGACTACCATCAACGTCTATAGGCATATATCCATTATTGCTAATAGGAGCATTATAAGTGCTTCTGTTCATAATGGTGATAACTTTACCAACAGATAATGCTGGGTCAGGGAACTCTATTACACCACCTATATTTGTACCATCATCTGTAGTATCTATAGCATAAAACCCCCCTAATCCTTCTGATCCTACAGGTAGATTAACAGGTTCTATTCCAGATAATAATGATAAAGAATCTTCTGAAGGAATATTTACAGTTGATATTGTAACTGTGCCTGTTCCTTCTGCTGGTGTTATAGATATACCATCACCATCTATAATTTGTGTAACAGATGGGGGAAGAGGGTCTCCTCCTCCACCGCCTCCATTTTCAAGAGCAGTAACTCTTTGATCTAATAAAGTGATATTACCAAAAATTCTTTTGATTCTATCAGTTAACCATCTAAGTCTTCCAAAAATATCAGTAGGTGTAGGATTCATTTTATATTTATTTTATCTACTTATTTCTTCCCAATCTACAGAAGCAAGTACTCCATTTGTACCACTTGCATCACTTATAGCTACTTCTAATACTAACTCATAAGGTGTACCAGTGAAACTATTTCTTTCTAACTGATTTGCAAATAATGCTTCTTTAAGAATATTAATACTAGGAGATCCCTGATTAGATGAGTTTACATATCCTTGTGCAAGAATTCTACCACCTGTAGCAGATGTTCCATCTAACTTGTATTCAACAGACGAATCAGTTCCTGTAGTTGCCCATGCACCACCTCCACTAATTGTTGCACCTTGAACAACTCTCCAAGAGTAATTTTTACCATTACCAAGTCCTAATATAGACACTGCAGTAAGAATTACAATGGCATCAAGTCTTGTTGATTTAAGCCTGAAACCTACTATTGGTATATAAGTACTGGCAACAGTATATGTTATAGGAGAAGCAATTGGAGTACCTACTGCATATTGTGCTCCTCTAAGTTCATATCCTCCTTCTGAGATTACAGTGGAACAGATTTGTTTTAATGTGCTATTCCCAGTTGTACCAGCTGTATTAAATATCTCATAACGTAATGGTAATGAAGCTGTTGTAATATATGTTGAAGCTAATATATTAGCATGTTGAAATGTATGACACAGTATAAACTGACCATCTATTACAAACCCCATACGTACAGAACCTACACCTAACCATTCTAAATCCATCCAAAGAATCTGAGCTTTTGTTAGATCCAAAGTAATACCAGAAGGACCATTACCATCTAACTTATCTCCATTCCAATCAGCTTGTAAAACAGGAGTGTTTACTATAGATCCAGTTACAATACTTCTTTTTACAAAAGATATTGCTGACCCAGCTTGCTCTAAATAAAAACCATTATCAGCTCCATAATAACCAATACGTTGTGTAAGTCCTGTTTTAGCAGTAGACATTACAAATGTACTCATAACAAGGAGTGACTTACCTGGTTGGTAAGCAAACACTTTAATTGTTTCTCTAGTAACTGAAGAACCAGAAGCTGCTGTAACATTTAAATCTACAAGTCCTTGATCAGCATTGAATACAGCTGCTCCATCTGTAGCAGTGGATGTAACCCAAAGTCCGTTATCATCAAATCTATGGCTTGAGTCAAATAGTGTAAAAGGTTCAGAAACTCTTAGTCTTCCAAAGCTATCTTGTGCTGTAGAAGGTGCAAGTGTAACATCCAAACCATCAGCTTGGTTGTTTTTAATACAACATAGCTGTTTGTTGATGCTTTCTAATATTCTTACTGTTTGACCATCTACCATAATTAATTAATTTAAATACTTCTTAACATCATATTCTTCCTCAGGTTTAAAATAAACATTCATATACCAGGGTAAACTATTTTGAGCTATTGTTTTTTTATGAAAAACAGCTTGTTCTAACTTATCAACATCTCTTTTAAGATTTTGAATATCAGTCTTATCTATGTTAGACTGAGCTAAAAGAGCCTTTATATCAGATCTCATTTCTGTAACATCTCTCCAAATAAGTGTTGCTAAAATTGTAACTAATGCTGGAAAAAGATATATCTTTATGGTATTAGCCATAGAGTTTTTTGGGTTAGGAGTTCCGCTCATCTTACATAAACATGTTTATAAATTATACAATATATAATAGAACCAGTGTCACCAGGTTATTGATCTGTCTTAAAGACAACCCCTGAGAGAGGCAGGCTGATCAAATATAGTTGCTAAAAAGGTGTTAATAACCTGGCACACTATAAGGTTCTACTATGAACTATCTACAATATAATATACTAAAAAACAAATAAATAACCAACTTTAAATTTTATGAAGAAAACAATGACAGCTTTAGAGTACAGAAACATATTAGCTGAAAAGCTAATAAAAGACTTTGTTAAGGACTTTAAGTATAAAACTGGTTTAAAAATTACAATTCAATTAAGCAACCCAGATATACATAAAATCTTTAATGGAACAGAAAAGATTAATATTGATGAAGACTATCCAGTAGTCAATCTACAAGATATTGAGCAAATCATTATGCAAAATTACCCTTATGAACTAAAAGATGGCGACTTAAAAAATGCTTGTAGAAAGAGAGAACTTGTAGATGCTAGGTCTATATTTACCAAAATAGCAAGAGCTTTCTGTTTTAAACTTGCTGCAATAGGGAACTATCTAAATAGAGATCATTCTACAATAATGCACTTAGAAAAGAAAGCAGAAGATTTGATTAAATATGATCAAAATTATTTGTGTATTTATGTTAATATTATTGAAAAACTAAAAGAAAAATATGATAAAGTTATTTAATAAAATGGTAGATTTTAACATCTCCCCTAATGGACTCTATCTTTTATACTGTATAAAAAATAGAAAAAAACCTCATGTCATAAATCAAGTATTTGAAACTAGGTTTTTACAAGCAGATGGTTTTTTAAATGATGACTTAGAAATTACAAAGAAAGGTGAAGATGTCTTAGTAAAACTTGAAAGCACTTATGAAATAGTAGATGACGATAAAATTAAAAAGAAAACTGGTTTAACAGACCTAGACAAAAAGAATATAGAAGCGTATAGAGAACTTTTTCCTAAAGGCAACTTACCTTCAGGTTCTCCTTCTAGATCACCTATAAAAGAATTAGAAAAAAGATTCATATGGTTTTTTAATAACTATGAATATGATTGGGATACTATACTTAAAGCTACTAAGAAGTATGTTTCTCAATATGAACCAGAAGGTTATAAGTTTATGAAGACATCTGGTTATTTTATATTTAAAAGTAGTTTAGATAAAACATCTACATCCACATTAGCAACTTATTGCGATATGATATTAGATGGAGACAGCTCACCAGAAATACCTGATGGTGGTTATACAAGTGCAATTTAATTTTTATGGATACACAAAAACCCTCTATTTTAAAAGTTTTTGGTTCTAAGTATTGGTCTGATGATATCTTTATCACAGGCAATAGAGAAGGACTAGAGAAACTTAAAATGGTTATAGAGAAAGCTCTTGAACAAGACGAAAGCTTAGAGTGCTCTAGTGAAGTTACAGAGACAGATGGTTATCGCTATCATGTTTATGTTAAAATGCATGATGGAGATTTGTTAGATGAGAAATGGTTACAATTACCAACTCACTATGAAAGTGAGGATTTTTTAACAGAAGAGGAGAGAAATCTGCTTAATAAATTCGTAGACAGCTATGAGTAGTATTTATTATGAGAATACCTAATTGGGTACACAGATTAATACTATCTATTTGTTTTTCAATAGTCACCTGGTTTATAGTGAATACATTACTAATAGAAATATCTGTATTTAGGTATTTTATTTTAGAATTTTTGTTGTTATTGTCAGCAAAAATGTATATCTTTACCTGCTCTATTGTTAAGATTGATAATAAATAGTATGGCAAATCTGATTCACATTAGTCAAGCTTACCAGTCAGCTTTGGACTACATGACAAAAAGAAAGACTGGTGAAATAAAAAGTATAAAAACTCCATGGTCTAAGGTTAATCAAGTGACTATGGATGGGTTAGAATGGAACAACATAATTGTCATTGGAGGCAGACCTGGTTCAGGTAAAACTATGTTTACTAATCTTATCACAAGAGAAGCATTTAAGTTAAATCCTGATCAAAAGTTTGGTGTTTTAGATTTTCAGTTTGAGATGATTGCTCGTACTATAGCAATGAGAGAAATCTCAGGAGCTATTAAGAAAAGCATGAAGCAACTATCTAGTTGTAGTAGTGAATTATCAGATGATGATTTAACTGCTGCGATTAAGTATACACAAGAAAATAATAGTAAAGATATTTGGACTATTGATCAACCTATGACTGTAAAAGAAATTCAATCTAAGATTGAAGAATGTCTAGGTAGGTATAATATGCCTTTTATTGTTACGTTAGATCACTCAGTGTTGGTTGCTAAATCTTCATCAGAGAAAGATCAGTTTGATACATTACACAATCTAGCAAAGATGATGACCCATCTTAAGAAGCATCCTGTTATGTTTATTGTACTCACTCAGCTTAATAGAGAAGTGGAGTCAGTAGAAAGACAAAAACCAGGTACTTATGGTAATTACATCTTTGACTCTGATATTTATGGGGGTGACGCATTGCTACAACATGCTGACATTGTATTAGGTATTAACAGACCTTCTAAGTATAACCTTAGAGTGTATGGTCCTGAGAAATATCAAGTGCAACCTAAACATATTGTAGTACACTATCTTAAAAATAGAAATGGTCAAGCTGGTCAGTTTAGTTTCTTTGAAGAAGACTTTGAACATATGAAACTTTATGAAACAGACCCACCACCTAAAACAGTTAGTTAACAATTAAAACAACATACGATGTCGACACAAGTACGAACAAAGCTTGACAGAGGAGTAGCTCTCAGTGCTCTCAAGCAAAGAAACGAACAGAACTTTAAAAAACTAGGATTGATTGATCCAGCATTTAACATCAAGTTTGCCTATGTTCCTAAACATAGAGAAGACATGGTGGTAAGTATGTTTCCATCAGAAATGAACCATGTAGACGGTATCTATATGGAGCTCACTAATGGTGAAAACTATCCATTGTTTGATCAACCTGTATTGTACAAGCTTAGACACAATCCTTACTACAAGGATGGTGAATATGAGCTTATTCCTGCAGACCCTAGTAGAAACAAAAACTCAGAAACTTATTTAGTTCCTGTTTCAGAACTTGAACTAGTAGCTGGTCAACCAACACCAGGAGTAGTTCAAATGACTGTACCTAAAAAACCAAAAGTTAGTATTGACACTATTCTTAACAAAAAACAACCTACAGAAAGCTTTAAAGAGCAAGAGGATGTACACTACTCTGAGATGACACTTAGAGATTTAGCAGCTCTTCTTTTAAAGAAACCTGTAAGTAATAAACAATGGTTAAACAATCTAATAAACAATTTATAAATGGCACAGTCAGTATTAATTATTGCAGAATCAGGTTGTGGTAAATCAACCTCTATTGAGTCTTTAAATCCTAAAGAAAGTTTCATTATCAATGTAGCTAACAAACCTCTTCCATTTAAAGGATGGAAGACTAAGTATCCTGCATTTGATCTAATTACTAAACAAGGTAATTGTGCTAATGTAAGTAGTCCTAAGGATATAGAGAGTGTTCTTAAAATTATAAACAATGAGCGTAAAGAAATCAAAAATGTAGTAATTGATGATTTTCAATACATGTCAGCATTTGAGTATTTTGGCAGAGCTACAGAAAAAGGCTTTGACAAATTTACTCAGATGGGTGCTGCACTAGCTCACATTGCAAAACTTCCTATAATGATGAGAGATGACCTTATGGTTTTCTATCTCACTCATGCAGAAGAATCAACAGATCTAGAAGGTAAACGTAAAGTGAAAGCTAAAACTATAGGCAAACTTGTAGATGATAAGCTTACATTAGAAGGTTTATATTCTATTGTTCTCTTTGGTAAAGTCAAAAAGAATAAAGATGGAGAAATGAGATATGTGTTTGAAACCCAAAATAATGGTGAGAATACATGTAAATCTCCAAGAGGTATGTTTACAGGATTTGAGATTCCTAATGACTTACAAATAGTAAGAGATGCTATTATATCATACGAAAACTAATAATTCACATTTTAATTATCAAAACATGTTAAGTACAAAAGACATCCAACTAAGCGCAGGAGGTTCTGGTAAAACTCCTAAAACTATTAAACCAGGTAACATTACAGCTAAAATCTTAGACATTTCTTTACAACCACTAAAGAGTGATGCTGAAGCTTTTTATTTAGTATTGCATCTAGAAGGTGAGGATCAAGGTCCTGACTTTGAAGGTTTTATGTATGACAAGGACAATCCAAATAAAGGACGTGCTAAAGGTCAAGTGGGTAAAGTGAGATTCTCAGCTTATCCTTATAGAAATGGACAAACTAAAGCAGGTAAAGAAAGAAATAGAGATATGGAAATCTTAAGATCTTTGGTTGAGATTGCTAACCTTAATGGTAAAAGAGATGAATTAAATGGTATTGAAGCTGATACTATTGAGAACTTTGTTAAGCAAGCTGGTAAGATTCTATCTGGTGATCAGTTCTACTACTGGTGTGTTGGAGGTTCTGCATATCTAAAAGATGATGGTAATAAAGACTTTAGTTTACATCTACCAAAGTATGATAAAAACTTTAAGAACTTTGAGTTAGCAGGAACCACACCATCTAGAGTGGCTACTTTTAATTACAGTGTTCATGTAGAAGATAAAACAGAGTCTGAAACTAAAGTAGAAGCTGGTGGATGGGATAGTACTCCAGCTAAAGCAGAAGGTTGGACACCATCAGGTTTTAATCTGTAATCTATTAATTACTAAATAAGGGGATGGTTTAAATATCATCCCCTATTTTTATTTTATGATATCCACTAAATATCTTATACAGTCTGTTAAAGATGTTCCTGAGACATGGATATTTCAAAACTATTGTAACCTATCTGAAAAGCTTTCTGGTCAAGATGTTAAAATCAAATCTGTATTTAATCCATTAGACAAGACGCCTAGCATGTGCATCTTTGTTTATAATGGTAAATATTTCTTTAAAGATTTTTCAACAGGTAAAGGTGGCAGCGCAGTAAAATTAGTACAGGAGATATTTAATGAAGACTTTAAATTCTCTTCTAAAAGAATTGTAGAAGACTATAATAGATTTGTGCTTTTAAATAATGGTACAGAACATAAGCTTACAGAGTTTAAAGTACATAGTAGATATAAAGTTACATCTACCGTTGTAAGACCATGGTGTGCTCAAGATAAAAAGTTTTGGCAGCAGTTTAGTATCCCATCTAGTTTATTAGAGAAATACAATGTTAAACCACTTGAGTCTTATAAGATGGAAAAAGAAGAAGATGGTGAACTAAAGAGTCTAGAAATTAAAGGTTTGTTTTTGTATGGATATTTTAGAAAAGATGGATCTCTATATAAGATTTATCAACCTAAAGTTAAAGAACATAAGTTTATAAAGGTTGGTAGTTATCTACAAGGATCTGATCAACTAGAAGGTCATGACTTCTTAGTTATATGTTCTAGTCTTAAAGATGCTCTTGCATTAAAATCTGTAGGTTTGAAAATAGACGTTATTGCACCAGACTCAGAAAACACTCTTATTAAGAAAGAAACTATAGAAGATTTAAAAGAAAGGTATAAAAAAGTAATCACTATCTTTGATAATGATGAGGCAGGTATAAAAGCAATGAAGACTTATAAAGACACATATGATTTAGATTTTGTGTATTTTTCTATGGAAAAAGACATAGCTGATGCTGTAAAAGCACATGGTCAGTCTAAAGCACTAAGTGTTCTTATACCTCTGATTAATAAAAAACTAAACTAATGGCAAAAAAGAAGTCATCAAAACCTAGAAAGAATGCAGCACCTAAGACTAGAAATGCTGGCACTATGACTGACGCAGCTTTCTGGAGTTTTATTAGATCTGCTCTTAGACAAAAGTCTAGATGGTGGAAACCTATAGGTCAAGCTAAACAAGCTGCTAAGAGAAAGTATAAGGGTCCTAATAAAAGACAGCAGTGGGAGTATCAGTGTAATCAATGTAAGAACTGGTTTCCTGATAAAGAAATTAATGTAGACCACATTATTCCTGCTGGTACACTAAGAAGTGCTAAAGATCTTCCTGGTTTTGTTGAAAGACTTTTTTGCGAAATTGATAACCTTCAAGTGCTATGTAATGTTTGCCATAATAAAAAAACACAAGATGAAAAGTCCAAAAAGTAAACAGGACCTTATAGAAACAGTGTATAAACAAATAGAGTTAGATATTCACTGTGGTGAAGTGGAAGCTATAGAAGAACTCCTTAAGTTCCTACCTATAGAAAATCTAATTAATTATTTACCAGAAGAAGACTGGAAACAATTTAAACATTTAAGAGATGACACTAACTAATGAAGAAGTGGAAGCTTTAAAAGCTTATTTTGATGAAACCACCATTAACATAACTAGCCTTATTAAAAAAATAGGACTTAGCAATGTTAGAGAATTTGAAAAAGTAATAGATAAAATTTATAAAGAAGATGGCAGAACTACATGAGACCCTAATGGGTAGAAAACTTATAGAACACACTCTTCCTGAAATAGCTGATCAACTTAAAAGAATAGCAGATGCTCTAGAAGATAAAGAGATTAGAACAGAGAATGCAATAACCAATTTGATCACCCAGTTTCCTAATGATGTAGATCTTGGGAAAGAAATAAGAAAAAGATGGCAGAAGAAGTAAAACAAGATGATATGGAAGTAGAGCTTACAATGAAAGCTCTTGTAGATTTTCTTGAGTATGAAGAAGCTATGACTACAGATAAGTCAACAGCAACTAGAATAAGAGTATTATTAATAAACTTTGGAATATGGAAATAGAAAAAAAGTCAGATGACACCCCACTTATAAAGTCTATATATACAGATGTTATGAAAACAAGTATTAACAAGGATATAAAAGACCTTGCTAAAAGTTTAGGTAAAAGAAGAGCTGAAGATATCAAGAAATGGAGATGTGAAGATGAACATAGCTGGAGAAGTTTAGCTAATGTATTTGTTGAAAAGCATAAAGAGTATGCTGATGAAAATAACATCATCAGTGGTAATCAAGTTTCTGGTATCATCTTATCAGAAGCAGCAATGTTAAAACTTAAAGAAACCTGGGAATAATGAAAACAACAACAATAACACCTCAGCAGTTTGTAGACGGTATAAAATCAGAAGAGATATTCTTTTATGATAAGAAGTTTTACTTCTCTTATAGTAGTCTTAATAAACTACTGTATTGTCCAGAAATATTTTATAGAGAGTATATTCTAGGTGAAAAGGATATTAAAGATGAGTCCTATCTTACAGAAGGAAGGTTGATTCACTGTCTCCTTTTAGAACCTAAAAAGTTTGATGAACAGTTTATAGTAATGACAGGTAAGATGCCTAGTGATAATACTAAAACTGTTGTAGATAGAGTTTATGCTCATCATCTTGAACTTTATAGCTCAGGTGAACCATACAGAGGAGAAACTCTTGCTGATTATCAAAATGCAATTATAGATGTACTTAAAGATATGAATCTTCATCAGTCTCTTAAAACAGATGAACAAAGGTTTGCTAAGATATATACACCTGATGCAAACATCTATTGGGATTTCTTATTTAAAAGCAGAGGTAAGCAAATTGTTGATTCAGAAATGTATCAAAAATGTAAAGACATAGTAGAAAAGATAAAGACTAATAAACAAATATCTGATTTACTATGTTTAAATGCTGAGGATGAATGGTGGAAAACAACTGATGTTTACAATGAAATACCTTTGGAAATGGAACTTAAAAAGTTTAAATTTGGACTAAAGGGTATTATTGACAACATGGTGGTAGATCCCATAAGTAAAACAATTAGAGTTAATGATTTTAAGACTACTAGTAAAACCCTAGCAGATTTTCCAGAAACTGTTAAGTTTTATAAGTATAGTCTTCAAGCAGCAATATATGTATTACTAGTTAATAACAAACATGCTGATCTTATAAAAGATGGTTATAAAGTTGAGTTTAGATTTATTGTTGTAGATAAAAATCAACAGGTTTATTCTTTCTTAGTTAGTGATGATACTATGAAAGAATGGATGATAGAACTACATTCTGTTCTAATCACTGCAGATTATCATTACACAAACAAAGATTATACACTACCTTATCAGTTTATAAAAGATGATGGGGTGATCTTATAAAAATAATTATATATGATAAAATCTATAATTACGGAAAGAATTATAAATAAACAGTATATTCAGAGATCTAAACTGTTTATTTATCCTTTTCTATACATTCCTAAAGATTCTATCCTTCATCCTGAACAAACCTATATTGGTTGGATACATAACGGTAGAGAAGTAATACAATCTACTGATAAAAAATTAATATGTATTTTTAATAAGATGACTAACTCTGATCAGAGAAAAGAAGAAAAAAAATATTTACTTTTAAACAGATATTTTGAAGATTTACATGTTCTAGATGATGATAAAATAATGTATGTCTTTAATATTAAAAGAATAAATATTGAATGGGAATGGAAAGTATTTCTTAATGGTGAGTATTCTAAACTAACAAAAGTTGCTAAAAAAACTATCACTGATTATTATTCTGATAGTGAGTATAGTAAATTTATAGACTCATATTTATATCCAGAAGAGTATTATGAGATATATGCTGAAGCTTTAGATATTCCTTTAGAAAGTATCGATGGTTCAGAACTTTTAAGCAAGCCTGATATTAGTAAAGAAACTTTCATTAATTAATACTATATTTGTAAAAATTAAAAAAAACTTATGGAAAAAACAATGATGCTGTACACCACAGCTACAAATGGTGACAAAACATTTAGTCTTATTCCTTTGCATGCAGACTGTCCTTTTAACGAAGCAATCTATATGCCTAAGTTAGAAGCTCTAGCTATCCTTGGTAAGTCTACAAGAGACACCTTCACTATGTTAGAAAGACTGGATGAGAATGGTAATCCGTCAGGACAAACTGGTAAAGGATCTGATGGATCTCAAGCTAAAATGCAAAGAGTACAACTTGCTACTCCTTGGGAATATTTTATACATGAGAAAGATGAAATCAGAGCATTTATTAAAGCAAACGCTCTTAATGAAGAAACTTTCAACTACGATCAATATATTACTACATTAGAAACTCCTAAAATCATAACTGAGTAATGAATCACTGGGTAATGGACTATGAGACCTTATCTGACTGCTTTATTGCAGTATTTGAACATTACAAAGAACAAACTAGAAGAGTATTTGTCATTCATCGTTTCTCACCTAAGAGTCAGTTTGAAGAATTCATAGAATTTATTCAGCAGAATCTAGAGAAAGATGAATGGCATATCTCTTATAATGGTTTAGCTTTTGATGCTCAAATCACTCATTATATCCTTGAAAACTACAAGGATTGGGAATACTATACTAATGATGAAATTGCTAAAATCATTTATAAATATGCTCAGTATGTTATAAATGGTCAAGAAGAAAGAAGAGCTGACTATCCTGAATGGAAAATGTTCATCAATCAGATTGATCTATTTAAAATGAATCATTGGGATAATGCAGCTAAGAGATCTAGTCTTAAATGGATACAGTATTCTATGGACTGGGAGAATGTTGAAGACATGCCTCACCACCACACTGAGTCTGTTGATACAATAGAAAAATTAGAAACTATAATTAGATATTGTATTAATGACGTTCAGTCTACTAAGAAAGTTTTTGAAGCAAGTAAAGAACAAATAGAGCTTAGAAAATCTCTTAGTGAAGAATATGGTATCAATTTATTTTCTGCATCAGAGACCAGAATAGCTAAAGAACTTTTTGCACACTTCTTAAGTAAAAACCTTGGTATCCCCAAGCATGAAGTTAAGAAGATGAAAACTGAAAGAGATGTAGTCTATTTGGGAGAATGTATTTTTCCATATATATCCTTTGAGACTCCAGAGTTTCAAAAACTTCTGGAGTTCTTTAAGGGTAAGGTGATTAAAGAAACTAAAGGTTCTATTAATCATATGGTTCATTACAAAGGCATAGATATTTATTATGGTTTAGGTGGTATTCATGGTGCTAAAGAAGGTGGTGTATATGAAGCGTTAGATGGTTATACAATAATGACATCAGACGTTACTAGTTTCTATCCTAATCTAGCTATCAGAAACCAGCTATCTCCAGGACACTTTCCTCAAGAAGCTTTTTGTACTCAGTATGAATGGTTTTTTGATGAAAGAAAGAAAATACCTAAAGCAGATCCTAAAAACTATGTTTACAAGATTATTCTAAACTCCACTTATGGTTTAAGTAATGATGAGAATAGTTTTCTGTATGATCCAAAGTTTACTATGAGTATTACCATCAATGGTCAATTGCTTCTAACTAAACTTTATGAGATGCTTCTTCAGCGTATTCCTGGAGCTATACCTCTTATGCTAAATACAGATGGTCTAGAGATGATGATTCCAAACTGCTACAAGAAAGATTATATGCAGGTTTGTGAAGAATGGGAAAAGCTTACCAAGCTTGCTCTAGAACATGATGAGTATAAAAAAATGATTATAGCAGACGTAAATAATTATATTGCTATTCCTAAAGATCCTGAGAAAAAACCTAAATGTAAAGGTAGATTTGAGTGGGAAGACCTTCAAAAGAAGAAGGTTGCTATTCTTCATAAGAACAAGTCTTTCCTTATTATTCCTAAAGCTATCTATGCTTATTTTATTAATGGTACTAAACCAGAAGACTTCTTAAAACAAAACAGAGACATTTATGATTATTGTGGTGCTGTAAAAATGAAAGGTGACTGGCAACTGTATGCTGTCAGTGTAGAAGAAGGACATATTATAGAAAAGCAGCAGCAAAAAACATCTAGATATTTTATTTCCAAAGATGGTATAAAGCTTATAAAAAGAAATAAAACAGATGGTAGAGAAATACAAATAGAGTCTGGTAGATGGTTACAAACAATATTTAATAGAAAAGAAGATAAGACCTTTGAGGAATATAATATCAATGAAGACTATTATATTGAAAGTATTTACAAGGAAATACATAACATAGATAAGATTGTAAAACGAAAATTTGAACAACTAGAATTATTTTAATATGGAAACATTAACAGCCTGGGAGAGAATGCAAAAAGCATCTCTTCCAGAAAGAACAGAAAGCTATACTCCAATAGCACATGCAACAGTAGATACAAATACAAGAACCATCCTTAATCAAATGGGATTCTCTGTATCTAAAATTCATTATAGAAGTTCTACAGACGGACTAGTTGGTCAAGCAGAGTATCATTTAAACTTTGGTAATGATCCAGAGATGGGACTCATGGTAGCTTGGCAAAACAGTTATAATAAAGCAGTATCATTTAAGTATGCTGTAGGTGCTCATGTTTTTATTTGTTCTAATGGATGTGTAGGTGGTGATCTAGGTGCATATAGAAGAAAACACACAGGCACAGCAGATGTTGAGTCTATGGAAATCATGAGAACATATCTTTATGGAGCTAAAGGTATATTTGAAAAACTTATAGAAGACAGAGAACATCTTAAAAAGATAGATTTGCATCCATCTGATATGGCTGCTCTTATGGGTAGAATGTTTATTCATGATGAGATAATCACTTCCACTCAGATAAATATTATGAAGAGAGAGATGCAAGATCCCACTTATGATTATGGTGTTCCTAAACATAACGCATGGTCTCTATATAATTATGCTACACATGCCTTTAAAGAAGACAATCCTAAGAACTGGATGAAAAGACATGTAGACCTTCATAAGTTCTTTTCTGAAAACTTTGGTATGATACCTACAGGTACAGAAGAGTTCTTACCACAAGAAATTCCTTTTGCTGAGTCTCCTTTTATAGAAGGTCCAGAAAAAGCTTTTGAAATGATTGAAGTAGATGCAGAAACACAAGTAGAAATTCCTAAAGAACGCAGTTCTGAACTGTCAGATCTTTTGGACTTATTTTAAACCAACAGAATAAAGGGGAGCATTAAGTCTCCCCTTTGTTTTTATTAAAAATGTCAATATGAAAAATAAAGAATTTGCTCACACAGTGCTATTAAAAATAAAAAGAGAGTTTACCCATATTGAAAAGTATAATCTACTTATTAAAAATTATAATGATATGGAAAAAAAAGTAGAAAATTATAAAAAAGAGTTGATCACTATTACAGATAAATATGTATCTTTGAAAAAACAATATGTTGAACTACAAGAAAAATACACAAAACTCAGAAACTTATATCCGTAAGAACACTGTATTAGGATGGTTTAAACATATTTACCTCTGCATTTTATCTCTAACCCAAAATTCTTATAAAAATGATAATCGGAGTATCAGGTTATAGTGGTTCTGGAAAGGACACTGTAGGTACTATTATACAATATCTTTATTGCACAGAGCTAGGAGAGACTACAATAGAGCAAGCATGCAATGATTATTCTGTACACCAGTGGTGGTTACAAGACCAATCTGGATGGGAGATAATGAAGTTTGCAGGTAAACTCAAAGATATAGCTAGTCATCTTACTGGTATAGATAGAGAAGAGTTTGAAAATCAAGACTTTAAAAAAACTGTTTTAGGTGCAGAATGGTGGACTCCTTGTGACGAAGGGATGCAACCCATGACTGTGAGAGATCTTTTACAAAAGCTTGGTACAGAGTGTATGAGAAATGGATTACATGAGAATACATGGGTGAATGCACTAATGGCTGATTATATAGAAGATGAAGAAGGGTATTACCCTAATTGGATTATTACAGATACTAGATTTGAGAATGAAGCTAAAGCTATTAAAGAAAAGGATGGTATTATTATTCGTATAGATAGACCAGGTGTAAAACCTATTAACGCACATCCTTCAGAAACAGGACTTGATAACTGGAAGTTTGACTATAAGATAGCTAATGTATCAGACCTAGTATCTCTTAAATTTACTGTACAAACAATTTTAGAGCATGCTGGAATATTATGAAGATAATAAAACAAAAAACCAAAACTCTAACTACTAGAGATAATGGGAGAAGCTCAGATGCAGTTTCTCCCAATTTTATCTACGGTTGTTTAGGGGGTTGTATGAAGTCCTACTGTTATGTAGGTAGATACAACCACGACAAAGTTTATATAAATGAGAATACAGAACAGATATTAGATTCTATAACAGGGTGGTTAGAGAAACAAAAGTTTCCTAAAGTACCTAATCAGTGTGATGATAAGAAGTATGTTATAGACATAGGATGCAGTACAGATGTAGCTCTTATGAGTAAGCACTATAACTGGGAAAAAGTATTTAATTATTTCAATTACACTCCATATGTAAAAAGTACATTTGCTACCAAGTATCCTAGTATGTTTTATCCTAAAGATTTTCTTTTATTTAAAGATAAGCATAGGATAAGAGTAAGCTTAATGCCTCAGAAGTATTCAGACATCTTAGAACCAGGTACAGATAGTATAACAGATAGGATAGCTCATATACCAAGACTTCAGCAAAGCATGGAAGTTCATATTAACTTTAGCCCTATTATTTATACAGATGGTTGGTTAGATGAATACCGTAAACTATTTGAGGAGTTAAAAAGTAAGGGAATAGATGTAAAATGTGAATGTATTTTCTTAACTTACAATGTTATTCAGCATGAGAGAAACGAGCCTGTAATAGACCAGATGTTATGGAGACCAGATATACAAGAAGCTAAAGATTCTCAGTATGCCCCTGATAACATTAGATATGAACATAAACTAAAAGCTCAGATGGTAAAAGACTTTAAAGCTCTTTATTCTGAATACTTTGATCTTTCTAACATTAGATATATATTTTAATTATGACATTTAAAGACTATCAAGACAAAGCTGTAGAGACAGCAATTTATGGAGCAGGGAGTGAAATAATCTACCCTGCATTAGGACTAGCTAATGAAGCAGGTGAAGTGCTAGGTAAGATTAAAAAAGTTATCAGAGACAAAGCTGGGGACTTTAGCAGCACCGAAACCAAGATAGCAATAGCTGATGAGATTGGTGATGTACTATGGTATATAGCAGCTCTCTCTAGAGATATAGAAGTTCCTCTAGAAACTATTGCACAAAGAAATATAGAAAAGCTCTTAGACAGAAGAGCCCGCAATGTAATTCAAGGATCAGGAGATAATAGATAATATATGAAAATACTACACATTTCAGATACGCATGGGTTTCATGATATGTTTCCTATGGATAGATTTAAAGACATAGATGTTGTGGTTCATAGTGGTGATTGTTCTAACTACAGAGATGTAGTTAGGAATGAACAAGAAGTTAGGGCATTCCTAACTTGGTATAAAGATGTACCTGTAAAGAATAAAATCTATGTAGCAGGTAATCATGATACCAGTATAGAAAGAAACAGAGTTAAAAGACAAGACTTTAAAGATCACGGTCTTATCTATCTTGAGAATGAAGAGATAGTTATAGATGGTATAAAGTTTTGGGGAAGTCCTCACACTCCCACCTTTGGTGACTGGGCATTTATGAAGAGTAGAGAAAGTATTGGTAGGACATGGGAACACATTCCTGAAGACACTGATGTACTCATAGTTCATGGTCCACCTAAGGGTGTTAGAGATCTTTCTCATGATAGACATGGTAACTTAGAGTTTTGTGGTGATGGTGCTCTTATGAAGAAGTGTTTTAAGATGAGAGACACTCTTAAGCTTATGCTCTTTGGACATATACATGATTCTCCTAATTGTGACAATCAAGGAGTAAGTCACTACTCTAAAACTAAAACAATCTTCTCTAATGGATCTTGTGTAGATGATGGTAGATTTGATAAAGGATTAACTTCACTTGGAAATATTTTAAAATTATGATGGGAAGAATAGAAGCATTTGGATCTAATGATGAATGTGTTAAAGTCTATGATCCAGAAAAAAAAGAACTAATAGGTATATATAACTCTTATTGCAATGCTGCTAAGAAGTTAGGTCTAACTAATAGATCTGTTAGAGATGCAGCTATCAATAAAAATAGAAGATATTCACCAATATTAAAAAAAGAAGTTGCAATAAGAATTGCAGGTAAAAAAGAAAATGATAGGAAGTAAATTTAAAGCAATAGTTGGAGTGGACTATGAGTGGTTTGCATTTAAATCACATGGGTTATTCACTGATGTATGGTATTGTTACCCTACAAAGAGATATGAAAAAGATAAAGTTATGAAAGATAGCTTTATACAATGCTTTGACACAGATTTTATAAAACAAAATGAAATACATGAAGACAGCTCTTTACCTAGATGATGTACGTACTCCTACAGAAACTCTTCCTGGTTATCATCCCTGGAATGTAGTGAGAAACTATGATGAGTTTACTAAATGGATTATAGAAAACGGTATTCCTGATCTTATCAGTTTTGACCATGATTTAGCAGAAGAACACATGAATGACTATTATAGTCAGTTTGCTAAACAAGGGTTTCAGATTCCAGAATATGAAACTTATAAAGAAAAGACTGGGATGGACTGTGCTAACTTTGTAGTAGAGTATTCTCAAAAAATGAATACACCTTTAAAACAATGTTGTGTACACTCACATAATCCTGTAGGTGCTAAGAATATTCAGGACTTTCTCAATGGGTTTAAAAAACACATGGGATGGGAACAAGATTGTTTCTTAATGAAACATCCATTTGAAGTCAAGAAAGGGAGCAATTAAGCTCCCTTTCTTTATTTAATATAGAAATCTTTAAGTTCTTCAAAACTGTCCCATTTATTAATAGTGCTGAAGAAAGGTAGTACATCTCCCCACTCTTTTCTCCATTTATACTCTCCTTTATTAACACCTCTTTGGAACACCTCATCTTCTTCTCCATAAGGAGGTAATATAAAGTGAGCACTTTCACTAAGAGCATCCCAAACATCCCCTACAAAACCTACAATAGCTACTGGGTTTTTGATGAACTGACCAACCTCTGTTGGGTTAATAGCAACTGATATCTCACTCATAGTTCTATCATCTAAATACACCATGAAGTTAACAAGTTTAGTAGTTATTGGATGATCTTCACCTGTATCATCATCAGCAAGTTCATCTGCAAGCAAGCTCCACAAATGCTTCATTAATAATGATAACATATAAAATGCCATATATCCTAACAATCTTGACATATTAGCCTTTTGATAATCACTCATAGTCGCCCATGCTTCTGTAAATGTTTTTTTCTTAGTAATACCTTTCCAAAAGCCTCCTTCTAATTTGGTCATATCATATACTGCTTTGTTAAGCTTATAGAATGAATTAAATATACCTTCTGTTTCACCTAAATTTTCATCATGATATGCTTTACCCCAGAATCTTCTCCAATAAGGATACACCCACTTATGAAACTGAGCTACCAACTCCCCTATGAGATTTTGTTGAATAACCATTCTATCTTCCCATGCGTAGTTACCATGTAAACGCTTATTGGTTTCATAAATAAGATTAGTCATATCATATCTATCTTGATCTGTCTCTTCATATAAAGATGGATCTAAGTACAGCTCGCCTGTTTTTTGATCAAAAGAGTGAGCATCGTATATACTAATCTTTTCTCCAGTAACTTTATTAGTAAATGTTTTATTATTTAATATTGCTATTCCAGACTTAGTCTGTACAGAAAATTCAGCACCATGCTGCATCATAAATAATATATCCATTGTCTTACCTTCATACCCTTCAATACCATCTTTACTCTGCATAGCTCTCATCATTCTATACTTATTAGCTAACGCATCATATTTGGTAAGACTTTTAGGCATACTGTAATAGTCTCCATTTTTATCTTTACCTCTAGATAGTATATAATCTTTTTTAGCAGATAAAAATGCAGGTAGATAATCAACAGTAAAAGCCTTTACAGCTTTTTTATAATCATTCTTATTGTATATTGTACCCCCAGCAGCTTCAGCCATATTGTTAATATTACCCATTTTTAGGTTATTAAGCTGACCAAAAGGGTTTAATCCCACACCTTTAATAGACATCAACAGTTTAACCTTTGCAACAAAGTTACCCATTCTACTTCTATATGGATTTTTAGAGTTGTAGAGCACCATATCCATCCATTTTCTAAGTCTTTGTTCTGTTAATGAGTCATCACCTCTAAACTTAGCAGTAGCTTTATCTAAACTATTTGTTATAAAATTACCTTCTGGATCTCTTTTTGTAACTTTTCTATTTTTTAATGTTCTTAGTACGCTAATAACAGTAGACTCAAATGCACTCATCACCTGGAAGTTTTCAGCCATCTCAGCAAACTGAACAAGATTGTTAGTCATTTCAGTACTGATTTCACTAGCTGATGTTTTACCTTGTTCTATCTTTAATGATTTAGTAAGCTTGTCAAGTTTTTGTCTATACTCATCATAAGTTAAAATACTACCATCATCATCTGGTAGTTTTTTAGCCCACCTCTCATTTAAGTTTCTTATCTTTTCTTTAACCTTATCTATAACATACTCACTTTTTAAATCACTTGTATAGAAGACAGGGATATTACTTACAACATTACCATCTTCATCAAGTATAACAGAATGATGGAATGTAGATTTAGAGAACGGATTAATTGACCTACCAACACCTTTTAAAATACTTTTAAAATAGTTAGAACCTCCTCCCATCTTCTTTGCTTTAGCAATCATTCCAGAAGATATAACAGGTAATCTAGTTTTCATCTTTACACCATCAGGAAGTTTTTCTAAAAGTTCACCATATAATCTTTTCCAAGTTTGATAATATTCTCTTCTAGCTATTCCTAGTTCAGAGTTATCATTCATTATATTTACATACTTTTCATCACGCATATCCTCACCATTCTCAGCAATTTCTCTAACTTCTACATATTCAGACTTAACAAATCTACCAGACGCCTCTTCTGTTCTACCTTTAAATATATATGTTTTTGATGCTTTATCATACTCATATTTTGGTGATAGATAAGTGGTCTCTTGACTATAATACTTTCTTTCAAAATCTTTAAATTCTTTTGACTCAGCATTTTTAGGTATCCATTCAAAACCAGTAGCTTCACCAGAAGAGTTTTTACGTATCTTAAGTCTCATTACTTTAGCTCTAGCTTCTTTAAACTCTTGTGTATATTTATGATATGGACCATCAACTAGCTCACCGTTTGCATTTAAATATTCTTTTTTGTTAAACTCAGCTTCTTCATCTCTAAGTTTTTTCAAATTCATATTGAATTCTATATCTTCTTTTGATGCTGTTTTAGGATTTCTTACATCTCTATATTTATATCTAAGTTTAGTTTCAGGATCAATAAGTTTATTTTTTATTTCTCTCTTCTTTGACCAATACTGTTTTCCTATTTTATCTACAGTGTAACCTGTAGGATTACCTTGATCATCAGTACCAATCATAAAGTCATACATCTTATCTTTATCAGTGGTTAAAGATGCTAGTTTATTACCTGCAGTTTTAATTTCAATTTCTAACTTCTGTACAAAGTCAATTACTTCTTGACGCTTTCTTTTATAAACTTTATCTAAAACTGATAGCATAGTATCAGAACTGGTTGAAAGATCACCAAATAAACTTTGGTGCATGCTAATATCCTCTGCTTCTTTTATAATACCTTCTACTTCCTCTCTTGTTAAGTTTCTACTAGTATTATTAGCAACGAAATCTACTGTAAACTGTTGAACTTGATTATCTATTAGATCTAAAGTTTGCTGTATAGTGTTTAATGAATCTTTTGCAAGCTTATCAATCACTTTATTATTTAAATATAATTTAGGAGGTAGTAATAGATCTTTATATGTCATAAGGTCTTTTTCCGCCTCTAACATAAACTGAAGACTTTCAGATCGATCAGTCATCTGCCCAATAGTTCTAGACTTATCTTTGACATCCTGATTGATATATTTAACTAATTGATAGTATGCAGAGGATGGTTTTCCAGTTAAAACCGCTTCATTAATAGTAGCAATTATTTCATCTAATGCTGTTAAATATTCTTTACTAACAATAAACTTACCTTTAGAAGTCTCATTTATTTTTTGGTAAAACTCTCTTCTTTTTTGAAGCATGTTAGAAGCATCTTTTACCAAGTCTCTTATTTCTCTAACTGTTTCTTTATTTTCAGGTTTTGCAGCTTCTGCAGAAAGACTAGAAGAAAGACCTGTACTTCTTTCTAAAGGTTGGGATGGAATAATTTTATTTAACAATTCATCATAATGACCATCTGTATGATCTACTAAATCATCATATATTATATTAACAGCTTTACCATCATTAATCTCAAATCTATAATGCAATGTTTTAACACTCTCCACTTCATATTCAGTCAGTCTAGCATCAAGCTCTATCATTCTTTTATAACCCTGTTGCTGTAAACCATGAAGGTCTCTGTTAGATAGATTTTCTCCATTTAACATAGACTGTTCATTGTCTATCTCATACTTTTTATTATACTTTTTAGGGTTATTTTTAACGTCATTGGTAGCACTGGTTTTTAAGTCAATAATTCTCATCTTACCAGATGGCTCTACAATAAGTAAATCCAGTTTACCTGCAATAGCATCTGCATCTGAACCAACCACTATTTGAGGAACAACAATAGCTCCTGATGATTTTAAACCAACTATAACATTTGAAATCATGTCATAGAACTTAGCTGCAGTTTCTTCATTAACAACTTTAAGTTGAGGTTGAATAACATTAAAGTCTTCACCCATAACTACAGAGTTCATTATGAAGTCAAACTCAGTACCAATATCTCTATTAAGTTCATACGCAGTATCTTCAAATGGACCTTTTATAGCAGTTGTCATAGATGTATAATCTATTACTTCTTCTATATCACCGTTCTCATCTAGTATAACTTTTTGATAAGTGTGGTCCACTTCATCATGAACAATACCATTATCAAATAAAGCTTCTACAATCTGTTTTTGTTCTGCTGTAGCATTCTTTACTAAATAATTTAAAATATCAATTTTCTCTTGAGATAGATTGGCATACACATTAGGATTTAGATTTCCTAGTTTTATCTGAATATTACTATCCAACATATTAATAATATCATCAACAGACATTTTTGTAGACAGTTCCCCTGTGTACAATTTCTTTCTACCAGTTATAGTTCTAATTAAATCTCTAACCCAATCCATAAAGGTTTCAATCAAATCTTTCATAGTCCTATCTTTAGACTTGAAGGATTTATGGAGCCTTTCAGAAAAAGCTCTTTGTAAACCTTTAGTTATGATTTCATTTCTACGGTCTTCTTCTGTAAATCCTAAACCATCAACATAGGTGTCTTCAACCATGTCTATTATATCAGAATATTTATTAGATATTTCTGAATATAAAGAATCAGCAAGCTGTGGATTATCTGCAATAAGAGATGATACAAAAGGATGTAAGAATTCTTCAACTACAATATCTCCTGTAAATCTATCTTTAATTAAATATACTACTCCATTTTTAACAAAAGAGTTTAGACTAGGATCGTTATTAGTAAACCTTCCATTAGTATATTTACTTATTTCATTTTGATTTATATACTGCACTTTAATCTCAGGAAACAATGCCTGGAGTCTATCCATCAACTCTTGTGTCACAGATAGAGTGCTTCTATTTAATGTTTTATCCTCTACAATATTCCTAATAGTAATTGTACCATCTGTATTTTGATCGGATACTATAAGATAATTTGTATCTTTTTGTTCATTAAAAGCTTTAACACTTCTGTTAACATCTTTAAATTCTGCTACAGAAAGTGATTTACCACTAATCCCTAATTCTTTTTTAAGATCATCTATATTGTTTATCTGATCTTCTTCTGTATCTAAACTTACAAAACTATAAGAATAATTATACCTAGGTAGACCATATATCCTAATAGTATCTCCTATTCTTTTATACTCAATGTTCTTAGATTCTAATAAGCTTTCTATTTCTGTTATCTCATCAATTAGGTCAGCTGTTTTAGTTGTTGTAGACCCAGGTTTAGATATATAGTATGCCCCACTTCTACCATCTGCTGTCTGAGATAAAAAACCTTTATCTTGTAATTCTTTTATAGCAGCAGCTGTAACAGGGTCATTAAGTTGTCCGTTAGGTTCTACATTAGCGTATATATTACCAGACTCTTTTGAGAAAGCACCTTTATTATATAAAGATTTAATTTGAGATTCTTCAGTAGCTACATAAGAAGTAGATCCAATATCCTCATACTGATTAGTATAAAAGAACCCATCATAACCTTCATCTAATAAAGTTTTTGCTTCAGGACCATCTTTTTCTTCTGTATGTTGACCCTTATCTGTAATCTCAGACATATTTCTGAGATTTAAGAATGCTGGGTAAAATTCTCCAGGTTCAGATTTAATTTCTACTTCTTCCTCTGTACCCATCTCTTCATCAACGAGTGTAAACTTAGTTTTAGACTTAGCTTCATTCACTTGATCAGCTGCCTCAAAGGTTCCAAAGTGTGACCCTATACCTGCAAGATTAAACCTTTCAATACCTTGAACAGGACTCCAATGAAATACAAGTTTAGGTTCACCATTTTCATCTACTACTTGTGATATACCAGATGTTTCTTTAGTTTCTTTTTTAAAATACTCATCATTAAATATAAATGGAGCATTTTCTACAGAGTAGTTACCATATTTTTCACTAATTTCACCAATAGGATTTATTTGCTTAACTATTCCTTCTCTTTCAAAAGATTTTAGTAAAGCCATTTCAGCTACTGTATTTTGAACATCTGATACAAAAGGTACATTAGGGTGTATAGATTTTACATACTTATAAAGTGCAAGATGTACTTTTGAACCTATACCTTTTCCTTGATTACTTTTATCATAAATTTGTATATTTGGACTAAATGTTTTTACAGGTTTACCTTCCTTTTCAATAACATTTAATTTTTGTTCAAATCTTATTCTACCTATATCTTCACCATCTGACATTATAGGCATCCAGTATCCATAATAAGAATCTTTACCTTCAGAGTTATCAAGATAAAGATTATCATTAATTACTATTTTATAGTCATCTTTTTCTGCATTACTAATGTCTACATTATTATACGCATTTAGTAAAAGATCAGATTTAGATTCTTCTTTACCTTCCCAATCACCAAACCATTCTTTAAAACTTGGTGTATATATCTGAGCGTAAGCAAGAAGTGCTTCTTCTTTACTAGTAATATATTTATTGATATCTTTATATAGCATTGACTCCTTACCATTAGGAGCCAACACTTTTTCAATCTCATTAGTATCTGTATTTCTAATTACTTGACAACTCATTATATATTATTTTTTCTTTTTACTACAATCTATTTTTCTAGCTTCTTCTTCAGTACCTGGTTCAAACTTTTCTTTATTAAGCTCTTCATCTGAAACAAACTCTGTAGCTGCCTGCTCTCTTAAAGCTTTAACATCAATCTTTAATTTACCAAGACCCAATGAGAATTTTTTAACAGGTGCTGGAGGTTCTTCTGTTTTTTTCATTTTAGACTTTGGAGTCCATATTCCAGTCTTATCATCTCTGGTGTATCCATTATCTGAAAGATACTCTGAAACTTCTTTTTCACCAATGTTATACTTATTAGATGCTAAGTGTTCAGCTGTATCCATTATAATAGAAGCCCCTGCTTTCATTGCTGTATCAATATTCTTATACTCACCCTGAAGCTTACCATCTACTATAGCTTTAACTCTACCAGCTCTATTACCATTAACAGAAACCCAAATTATATCATCAGATGTATAATCTCCAGTGTTAGCTAAATCATATTCAGCATACAATTCACGGTATCTCTCTGTACTACTAGGTTCATCATTTTTATTAAAGGCACCTTTACCAATAAACTGTGTAGCTCTTTTAGATTTATACTCTTCTTTTTTAAGATACCCTGCTTCTCTAGCTGACTCAGACATTGTTTCTTCAAGTCTGTTTGTGATAGTCTCTTGAATAGACCCAGCCTCTGGTTCATATGTATCTTTCTTAAATGCACTTGGTACAGGTTTTTTAGTCTGTTCAGTTTTAGAAGGAGTGGTGGTCTTTTTCTCTTTTGTCTTTACAGGAGTTCCTTCAGGTAATACCAATTCGCCATCAACTATATCACCAACATATTCAAATCTAAAAGAAAGCTCATTGTATTTTTTAATCATATCTTTTCTGTTTTCCCATACAGAGCTGTCCCAACCTTGATGTGCATTAAAGCTTTTCTTATTTGATTTATAAGGAGCTGTCACTGCACGTAAAAGAACTTGTTCTCCAAATGTAGGTGAGTTTTGCTCAGTATCCTCCATAACAAACAGCTCATTAATATCTCTGATATGTTCTTTAACTCCAATATTAATTTCTGTTTTAATACCAGATCTGATTAAATTAATAGCACTCATTCCCTCAACCTTAGTTTTATATATACCATATTGATTGAACTTACTGCCAATGTATTTAACAAACTTCTTACCATCATAATGAGTAATTGTAGATATGTCATCTTGCTCTAAAAGTTTATCAACCATTTTTTGAGTGATTTCATCATCTTCAATCTTTTGTAATTTACTTACAGTAGGAATGTATCCAGTTCTTTTACCTTTTTTACCACCTGGAAAGTAAGCAGGATCATAAAACTTTTTCTTAGAAGACTTTAGTTCTTTTCCACCTGCTACTTTTTTACCAGATATTTTTTCATTTAGTTTACCATCTTCATCAAAAAAGTCAGCAAGTTCTCTAGGAGATCCGTTAAACTCATAAACTTTACCATTCTTTTTATAAATATACTCACCCCCTTTCAAAGATACTGATATTCCTTTAGATTTCAAAAAAGATATATCTCTTTTTTGAGCCATAGGTTCTTCTTCTTCATCTACATTAGATGGTCTTTTTAAAGGTTTATCAGGACTACTTACATCTAAATCAGACTCTTCATCATCTTCTTCTACTTCTTCAGTAGGAGTTTCTTCTAGAGCTTTCTTTTCAGCTGCTATAAGTTCTGGATCATTAATACTGCTGTATGTAGGAACCTCACCAAAAACTCTACCTATAGGAGTGGTACCGTATGCACCTTCAGCTTCTACAAGTTTGTATATAGCCCTTGGTGCAACAATATTAAAATTATCTGTAAGAACATCAGCAAGTCTTGCATTCTCCATCTTATCTTGATCTGATATCTTAGTTATATTTTGAAGAACATAAACATCAAATCCCTTTCTTGTTTTTACTTTAAAAGAATAAGGAAGTTGTAAACCAATATTACCCTGATCATCATTTGTTACAAATAAACTATAAGGGAATTTTTTTAAAGCTTTGATATTATCTCCAAGCTGTTTTTTAGCTTTAGCATCTAATTTATATTTTGCTTTTGAAGATTCTTCTACATTTGACTCTTCATCAGAATCTGGATCTTCTTCAGCTTTCTTTTTATATTTAACTTTTGTAGGTTTAACATTAGTAAACAAATCAACTATTATTTGATTTCTATCTAACTTACCAACCTCATCCACAGTAAATCTAATAGGTAAATCTTTTTCTTCTTCTTCTTTCTTCTTATTTTTTTTATCGGTTACTTCAGGAGATGACACATTGAAAGTCTTTAAATGATATTTTGTTTCAACGTGTCTCAAGTATCCTTCCATAAAGTCTGCAACAACTTCTTTAAATGTACCATCAAATAAGTTTGCAAAATCTCTAGCTTTTTTACCCTGAGATAAATACTCTTCAAGATTATCTTTCTTAAATATAGTACCTACATTAAACATTACATCTCCCATCAATTCTTTAAACAAGTGTGGTGGGAAAATATGCATGATACCATTAGGAGAAAAGAGTGTAGCATCTTTAATAATACTATAAGCAAATATAGAGAGTGCTGCTTTTCTATCCTTCTCATATAAATCCATAAAACTATCATGGATCTTTTGCATCATATAATCATCTAACACTCCATATGTAGAAGGCTCAAGTGTATGAATCTTTTTCTTATTGTCCTTATTAATAATCTCTTTACCACCCTGCATTACTGTTTTAGGTGTTAATCTTAAATACTTATTAATCAAGTAGTTATCAGGATTATTTCTTCTAGCTTCTTTAATTATATCTGTTATATTTTCAGAACCTTTGTGTGTACCATACACTAGATTGTTATCTAATACGGTTAGAAGCTCATCATCATATGTTCTAAGAGTTTTTATATAACCTCTTAAAGCAAAATACATTATAAGAGTGTTCTCTAGTTTTGACTCCACTTTTTCAGCTAAAGAATACTGGATACGCATCTGACCTAATATTGCATTCTTAGCAGCCTTAAATATTTTAGATCGTGATATCAAAACAGTTTTTCCTATTTCATCATGTATTTGAGAATTAATCTTCCAATACATTGCTATAACAGGACTTGATTCTAATACCAATTTTCTAACATCAAATGGTATATCAGACTTTTCAAACTGTTCATTTGTCATACCCACACCTAGATAAGTATAAGCATCAGCTATCAAACTATCCCAATCATTCATATCAGCAGTAGGTCCTTTGGTCAATTTAAGAATCTGAGCAAGTACACCATGAGCTTTAGATTGTTTTTCTATATTTAAAAAGTGATGAAATATAGACAAGTCTGTTTCAGGCGTAGGATTACTAATACCATCTAAAATCATCCTTGCTGTTAAAGGTTTAATCTCAGCTTTATCACCACCTGCTTTTTTAATTAAAGACTCCATCATTTCAGCAGCTATCTTTTTCTTAGATGTTCTTTGTTCACTTTGATTGATAGCATACTTCTCATCCTTAAGTTTATTATAATATGCTTTAACATTTCTATTCAACATTAATGCTGCTATAAGTTTATCAGGGATTCCTCTACCATTTAAATCCATTGCTATAGCTGCTGCATTAATATTAAGGTTAAACTTAGCAGAACGTCTATCTTTAGCATTATCCGTCATTACTGATACATATCCAGAACCAGCATTCATTACACGTCTAGTTTTCTTACTCTTAAAGTTAGGTACAACTTCATAGTCATCTGTAATCAGTGCTTTACGCTCATTAGCATAGGTATCAAACTCAGTACCATCAATAGAAAGTATGTAAACTTGATTTGCTTTATCTGCATCTTTACGTCTAAATTTAACATTATTCTTCATTAAGAATAAATTAGACATCTGACCATTTACCACAGAACCAATGTTTCTAGAACCTTCTTTGTTATTACGCTGTGCTAAAGTTTTACCTACATAATTATCATTATCAATTGTGCTATCTGGAGTTGTATATGGAGCAATATCTTTATCTTTTTCAAGATCTTCAAGAACACCCTGATCAGCTACCTCAAATGCTCTGTCATCTTCTTGCATGTAATCATTAGTAAGTAGAACTCTTTTAGCTTCAAGTATAGTATTGTTAAGTGATCCAATATTAACTTCACCATTTAGGTTATCTTCAAAGTCTAAGAATTGTTCAACATCAGTTGGAAGATTTAAATTCTCCATAGCTTCCATCTGAATAACTCTTTCTATTAAAAGTTTTTCACGCTTAACCTCATTTATTCTGTTTTTAACCACAGATATATTACTACCTGATCTTCTAACTTCTCTTGTTATATCAGAAATTAAATCATCTAGTTTTAAAATTCTTTCTTTAACAAATTCAGCAGCACGACCTCTTACTTTATTATATTCAGCTAGTATATAATCTTCTTCTAAAGCATCAGAGGTTTCATCTAAGTTATCTACTTTAGACATAAACGTAATAGCTCTATCCACTTGATGAAGCTCTTCTAAATACTCTTGACCAGCTTTTTTATAATTTAAGATGTGTTCTTTTGCTATATAGAGTTTATCTAATAGAGTTTTTATTTTCTTATAGTTTTCATCACCCTCTTTTATATCTCTAATTTCACTGTTTAGATTTTTATTATTAGCAATGTTCCATAAGAAAAACTCTACAAATCTATCAGCATCTTCAACTGCAGTACCATATTTTATAAACTCAGGGTTTCCTTCTCTGTCTCTTTTTACATAAAAATCAGAGAACTGTGTATATGCCTTATCCACGTCATTATCCGCACCTGAGATCTCTGCTACTTCTCTAGGAAGCATTGTCATTGAACCATAGTGTGCAGGTAGGAAGTCTACAAGATCTAAACTAGCAGCAGAGTGTTTATCCTGACCTGGGATACGAGCAGCAAATGCTTCAAGAATGTCTTGAGGAAGTTCATTATCTGGACCAATTTCCATACTCTCTTTAAAATGATGAGGCATCATAAACTCACTCTTATATCCTGTGACGTTTCCTGCTTCATCATATACAGGCCAGTTGTGACGTAATCTGTCAGTAAACAGTTGACCAACTTCTGTAACATCATCTATGCTCTTATGGAAAAACTCATAGTCATCTACTCCACTAGGAATTTTTTCTCCACGTACAAACATTTCATATCTTTCTTCATCAGTAAGTTGACCTTCTTCTATACTAACTTTATTCTCTAGTTTTTCTCTGTCAGACATAGGTCTGTACTCTTTACCACTAACCTCTTGTTGATCCACTCTTACAACTTCCCATTCAACCACCTTACCATCTAAAATTCTTTTAGCTCTCTTTAATGGGTAAGCTCCCCAGTCTGATGTTAATGTAAGGGCTTGACCAGGAGTACGCTGTTGTAAAACATCTTTTCTAAAGTATGCTAAGAATAACTGCTCATACTTTTTTCTAGTATATGGACTATTAAGGTCATATGATGGAGTCTCTTCTCCTGTTTCAGGATCTTTTTGCAGTTCAAAGAACTCAAGAAGTTGTTGAGATGCACCACTCTTTTTCAAGTTTTCAATAGCCTTCTTCTGAAACTTAGCAAGCTTAGGAGTTACCTCACCACCTTTTACAGAAACTTCAAACTCTTTAGATGCATCTTCAAAAGAGAAAATACTATTACGAGCTAAGAGATATGATACCTTAGCTTTTTGAGCTAGAGCTTCTTGGTAATCTTTAATAACATCTTTAACCTTAACTCCTGATTCACCTTTATATGTTACTTTAGTGTTAGGGTTTTGTTCAGCATCAATGATATTTTGCATCTGAGTAGAATCATTAATACCACCTTTCTTATTGGTAGTATTCTCCAACTGTAAACGCATGTATCTATTATCAAGTTTATAAGCTTGTTTTTGTGAAACAGCAAAGTCTTCTAATGACTGAGAGACATTTCTCTTCATCATTTTAGAAGCTGACGCAGGGAAAGAATATACAGTGGTAGCATTTTCATCCTGAAACTTCTCCATCTCAACTCTTTTGTTATGAAGTATTTCACGACCAGGACGAGCTATCCAGTTATTGTTATCTCTCTGTAAAGCATATGCTTCTTCTAAATACTCTTTCTCAGTAAGTTTACTCTCAGCTGCTTTAGCTAATAAAGCATCAATTTTTCTTTTAGCAGATAGTTTAAGTTGAGAAGTGAGTTCTTTTGTTAAGAAGAATACAGAGGTTTTGATATATTGTTTACCATCAAAGTATACAAGTTTCTCAACCTTAAGCTGAGCATTGTTTTCAATAGTACCATTTATACCAAAGATTTCTTCTGCAGTGAGAGGAACACCTCTTTCTAGCTTATCAAATATCTGAGCTTTGTATTCATCAAGTCTACCTAAACCAAAAGCATTATACCTAGCTGTTTTTACAGTACTCCAAGTTTGACCATCTGACCACTTTTGTTTTTTAGATTTAGAATACTTTCCTTCATATATAGGATCAATATGAGTGATAGCATGAGAATTCTGATGAGAATGATTTATACCAAGACTTTCATCTATCAAACTTGTAGCCATATGGTGTCCAGAACCTGCAGCACCAGCAGCACGTTTAACAGAGTCAACAAAATCAATAAGACTCATTGCCTGATCACCATAGTATAATTTATTAATTGAGATTGTATTCAAATAATCATTAATAAAGATCTGAGCAAGATTAGCTTTGAAGTCAGTACCTAAAAACAGTTTATTCATCCTATCTGTAGGGTTCTTCATTTTTACACCGTATATCTCTGCAGGTAACATTTTATTCATAATCTTACCACCAGGCATCACTTTAATAATACCAGCATCATCTAGCATATAAATAAACTCATCAACCATTCCACCATTTTCTTCATCACCTAATAAGTATTCATTAAATATTTTTACAAGCTGATCTTTCTGTCTTGCATTTAAGACAGGATTATCACTCATAGCTATTGCTCTATACTCCTCCATCTTAGGTCCTAAAAAGTCTTCAAAGGTTCTAAACTTAACACCTCTCATTTGACTATTAGGATTATCAAAGTCATTATAATTATCTATGATATCTCTTTCAGGATTATTTCTTTCACTCCACACTCTGTTTATTCTGTTAAACTCAGCCATAAACTCTTGCATCCAAATTTTTTCTGCTTCTTCAGATAGTCTTAGTTTATTTCCTTTACCAACTACTGCACTGATAACAGGCATGTTAATAGTATCCCCTGTATTCTTAGATTCAATTACACGAATAAGATGTCTACTAGCTACTATTTCTTCACCACCTGCTTTACGTATAACTTCATTATCTTCAAGATACATTAACATGTTTGTTAATAAGAATTCTCTATCTTGAAATTTACCATAGGTAATACCATCACGTTTGTTAACTTGTAATTTAGTATTAGCTAATACAGTTCCATCTTGAAGTTCTGTAAGTTTTCTAGCAGTGATACCATCTATACGATCAATACGAAGTCTGTTTAGCATTTGTCTAAACTCACCATTATTTAGAATTTCTTGACCTATATAACTATCCATTAAGAATGGATCCTCCATTATCTTTTTTTCTAAAGCTGCTGGATTTTTAATTGTATCTTCTAAATAAGCTAAATGAAAGTTAGGCAATTGGTGGGAAGATACTGTTTCAAATTCAGAGTTCAACCAAGAAGATGATAGAACAGTTTCATCAAACATAGAGTTACCTTCTGCTATACGCATAAGTCTACTCCTGTTTCCTTTATTCATCTGCTTTTCATACTTAACAGCATCATCAGCTTTGTCCTCATCACTAACTACTTCATCTGGTTCATCTTCATCTGAATCATAGTTATTATCTTCTTCTTGACCAGCTGGTGTATTATCTACAACAACATCGTCAAACGTAATAAAAGGACTTTCTTTTTTACCTAAAGTAATCATTATTTCAGATATATCTTCTGAAAGTAATACAGGAACACCTTCAAATGATTTAACAAAGTCTATTTGTTCTTTAGTTAATGGTGATGCAGTTCTTTTACTGTTTTCTCTAAGAGTAGCTAAAGCTGAATACTTATAATATTCAAATACTATTTTAATACCACTAAGTCTTTCAAGTTCTTTTAGTTCTTTTGCTTTTTCTAAAAACTCTTCTTCTGTTATTGCAAACTCTCCTTTTAAACCATCATTAATACTGGTCATCAACTCTAATACCCTTTTCTGTTTTTTCTCAGTCCACTGGTCTTGGTAGTTGCTATTAAAGTTGTTTTGCCATTGATTATACTGATTACTAGCAGCATCTCTCATATTAGCACGGATACTCTTAGACTTACCAGTTTTAGGATCAATTAAATAACTTCTATAGCTTACATTAAATAATGTAAATGGTTTATAGATTGCATTAAATAATCTCTTATTTTTAACAGGGGTGTAATCAGACTCTTCATTTATTCCTGTATCTTCTAAGAATTTATTTATAAACGCTACAGTTTGTTCACTAGCAGCATTTTTAAAATGTATAAGTCTTTGTATAAACTTCTCTTCTGTAGTAACGCCACTCATCAACTTAACCATACCATTATAAATAACGCCAGCATTAACACCAAATGCTAATGGTTCTTGAGTTTGTTCATCTAAATACTGATTACCAAACTCATCTTGTTTTTCATAAGTGGTTGATTGAATATATTGTCTAGCATATTTAGAGAATGATTTAAAACCACCTTGAGCAAATTTTTCACCAAACTTTTCTGTTGTAGCTCTTTCACCCTCATCTTCTAAAGCATTTTCATATTCTGTATCATCTTCTAAATCTTGAGTGTATCCCATTAAATCTAAGAACACGTTTGCATTCTTTTTAATATCTTCTTTAGCTTCTGAGCTAGTAAAGATATCTCTGAACATTCTAAGTCTATTAAGTTTATCTATAGATAGATTATTATACTTTGGACCTATTTGGTATAGTTTCATCATATCTTCTAAAATACCATCAAGTACTCTAGCTTTATTATACTCAGGCATTTTAGCAGTACGATGTAAGAATGAATTAACTACAGCTCCTATGATTCTTTGTGAATCTGATTCAGTAACATATTGAGGAGTCATTATAGTTTCTCCATTAAGAGTTTCTATAGCCTTATATCCATATTTAATTTTGTATTTCTCAATAACAGGATTATTGTTTAATGCTAAGTCTTTAGTAAATCTATTACTTTGAACATTAGCATTAGCAAACTTACCCTTGTCAATTTCTTTATAGAAAGTTTTTAATTCAGATTGTCTTCCTAATAATGAATTAATAAAGTCTAGTAGCTTAGCAAACACTTGTTTAATCTTACCAAGTATCCCAGGAGCAGATTGATCCATCTTAAATGTATCAAAGTCATCTGCTAAATACTCTTCTAAATATCTGTCTGTTAATTCTTCAGTAGACATTTCAGCATAACTAGGATGCTCATCTCTCATTTTTTCAACTTCCTCAGATAGCACTTTACCTTCACTCTTTAGTTTTTTATTAACTTCATATTTAGCTAAAGTTAATAGGTTATCTATTTGTTCATCAGTTAAGAACAAATTAAATACTGCGTGGAAAGCTTCATGATATTTAAAAGCAGCCTCTTTACTAGTTTGAATACTACCTTTTATTTCTGGTCCGTTAGCAGTCATCTTTACATATGCTAAAAATCTACCAACAACAACACGATTGTTTACTAGATTCTCAGCTACCATATCAGCATCTACATCAATAGTAGGTAGTGTTTTTTTCATCCACAACCTAAACTTATCTATATCTTCTACAGATACATCATCAAATTCAGCTCTATCAACTATTTTAAGTCTGGGTACTCTCTTAGGTTTTAGACTTTCAATGTCCTTTTTAAATTGCTTCTCTAGTTCTGTAATAGCTTTATCATATTCTACAGCATCTGTAACAACACTATTTTTAACAAACTTACTTTCTAGCTCAGCTTTATCTTGTAAGTATTGATCATTAATCTCTTGAGCTGTTTTATTATCAGAGGTAGTTGCAATCTTACCAGAGTTCTTTTCTTCTTCTGTATCTTTATCCTCTACATTTTCACTAGCTGCTTGTTGTCTTAATTTATTTTTATCTACTTTAATACCACTTAATCCAAGACCACCTCTTTTCTTTTTAGGGGGTTCAGCAGGTTGAGCACCTTCAATCTCTTTTATCTTAGCATCTAAATAAGCTAAAAGAGAATATCTAAGAGAAATTTCTTGTAATTCTTTTTGACTCTTTGCAGATTGAATTTTAGCTAATATACTTGGGTCATTTTGAATAAACTCAATATTTTCTTTTACATTAACCCATGCTTCAAAATCAGCCTCAGAAGAAGGTGTCATAGCTTCTTCAAACATATCCTCTAAATCAGTTATATTTTTAGCGTCTAGTATTGCTTGTTTTAAATCTTTTAAGACATCAATACTTAAAACTGGTAAAAGAGGATCCTCAGTAGTAGAACTTTTTATAGTTGTTTTCTTACCAGTCTTTCTGCTTGCAGCATCTACATCTGGTGTAAGTTCTGATGCAGGAGTGAATATCATGTGAGTGTTCTGAAAAATATTCTCAGAAACATTAGTCACTTGTTCAGCCATATCACTAAACTTAGCAGCTTTAGGGATAGACTCTTTAAAATATTCAGCTTTTAATATTGGAAGATCTGCTTCTTTATTATCACCATTATAATTAACAATCTCTGCATTAACCTTACTAAGCATATCATTAAAGTCTTCAATGTCAGGATTACCCTTCTCATCATATTTAACTTCAACATACGCTTTGTGATATTCTTTATCTTTACTTTGTGTGTTAACAAACTGAACAACTAACGATCCATTAGCTGTCACTGTAAGAGTTATATTATAAGATAGAGCATCTGGTTTCTGAGGATTTTGTGGTATAGCAATATAGAAAGGCATTCTACCACTCTCTTCAGTGAAGGTATCAAACCCACGATTGAAGTTTTTATTTTTTACTTCTTCAATTTTACCAGACTTATCAGCTACTACATTTTCATTATATGTTTTTTGAAGTCTCTCAGCTATATCAGAAAACACTGTATCTAAACCATCTTCTTCTAAGTTAGCAGATGTAACTTCAACAAATGCAGGTTTACCATTAGGTAATGTATACACTGCAATATATCTACCTTGATTTGTAAACTTTTTTATTTCACCAGTTGCAGAATCTGTCTCTAGTGTATTTATATAGTTATTTATAATAGCACGATTATTTGCAACCTCAGTAAGACTCTTACCAGGAACAATAGCTTCAGCTACATTATTTTTATCAATTACTCCTATTAGTTTAGTACCATTCTTCTCCAACTTAGATAGGGTAATCTTATTCTTAGTAAAAGCATAATCTCCAAATACAGGAGTGATATCAAATATTTTTTGAAGATCTTCATTAGTAACTTGAACAGATTTATTATCATCTAATAAATCAGCAAACGCATTATACACAGACATGCTGGTATTATAGTTTGCCATGTAGTCTTCATAGCTAACTGTATCTTGTGCAAACAAATAAAACTCTTTTTTAGTTAGTTCATTTGCAGTTTTTATAACACCATCAATTTCAAATGTGTAAACATCAGGATATGTAGGATAGCCTATAGCTTTACCATCAACTAAAATAGTTGAAGCTACAGCAGGACTTTGACGTAATACTCTTAGTCTTACCTTATTTCTAGTTTTATCAAATACTACCTCTGGTGCACCTGGTTTAATCTTTTCAATCTTACCAGTCATTTTACTTTTTATCTCATCCTTGCTCATAGAGAAAACAGCCTTTTGCATATTTTCTCTAGTCTCATCTTTCATGGTAAATATTTTTACCATATTAGTAGAGGATGTAATAAACTTCTGATCTACAGTACGCACCTCTTTCATTGCTGCTGTTTTATCAGCAATTGCTTTTCTAACAGAATCAAGAACATCATTAATTCCGCTTTTAACTAACACTCTAATCTCCTCAAAATCTTTTTTATTTTTATCCTCTAAATCGGTAATTTCTTCTGTAAAAAAGTCATTATCAAAATCATACTTAGCGTCTTCTGATAGTAAATCATAAAAGAATGGAACTTCTTCTGTTTTAGAAAATATAGCAGGTATTACACCTGTATATTTATACTCTTTAGATTGTTGTTTACTTCCAGGTCTTCCATAAGTTAAAACCTCTGTATCAGTAATTTCAACCTTATAAACCTTTTGAACTTTAGTAAGGTAATCCATTAAAGTTTTAAGTCTGAGAATCTCTTCTAAGTCTTGTATTGTATTTACAGATCTTTCAACATTAGGTGCTTCTTTAGAACCTACAAAACTCCATGTAGCATATGCTATTTGACCATTGTCAGCCCACTTAATCTTGTAGTTTATTTTTCTTAAAGGAATTTTAAAGTAGTCATTTATATAAGTAGCTTCAGGGTCATAAGTACCTTCTTCTACCATTTCAGTTTCCTCTTCTGGTAGATCCTCTTCTTCAGGTTCTTCTTCCTTAGTTTCTTCTTCAGTCTTTTTCTTTACAGGAGGAGTAGGTTTTTTACCTTCTTCTTTTTTACCCTTTTCACCCTCATCCTTTTTCTTAGCAGCTTCCTTTTCCTTAGCTTTTTTCTCTGTTGCTTTTTTATAGTCTTCTATAAAAGTGTTGATTGTTTTTTCTTCTTTAGATCCTTTCTTTACAAGTTCAAATGTATCACCTGATACTTTATAGTATTTATTTGGATCTTTAGGATCAACTACAAACCCAAGTTTAGCTAGTTCGTTTATTAGATTATTCTCATCTGTAATACTTAAAGCTTTCTGAATAGACTCTCTTAGAATATTATCTCTATCAGAATATATTTTTTTAATTTCATCTAAGTGAGATTCATATAAGTTTAAAAAGCTTTGAGGGTCTGCCATGATATTAACAGACTTCATCAAATTAGGTTGCTCTTGATAAAGAGCATGATAGTCCATAAACTTAGTGAAAGCTTCATTAACCCCATCTTTAAGCACTGAGTCATCTACTAGTTCACCTTCTCTCTCAGCATAATTTATAAAAGCTTCTTGTGCTTTAGTTCTAAAAGCTTCATGTTGGGGATTAACTTCTTGTTGTTTAACTTTCTTACCTGTAACAGGATCAACAACATTTTTAGTTATAAAAGGATAAGCACCTTTAGAAATCATAGCAGACTTCCATTTCTTTAAAGCATCTAGTCTAAGTTGTTTTTGTTTAGCTAATTCTTTAATAGATGGGTCATCTGACTTTTTATTTTCAGTAATCTCTTTTTGCAGTAATTCAATTTCTTTATTATAGAAAGAAGGATTAGTTAAAATATTAAAATCTAAGAAACTTGTTTTAGATAATACTTTAACATCATTTATATCTTTAAGTATAGATGCCATTCTCTCAGCATTTCTATCAAAAGAATATCCAGCAAATATTGCTTGCTTTCTAGCATCTTCAAAAGCTATAAACTGTAATGCAGCATTAGCATACTCAGGAGTATCTTTTTTGAGACCATTTAGATTTATAGGATTCTTTAGTTTTTCCTGACTAATCTCATATCTCTTTTGTATATAGTCTATCTTTTTATTGATGTCTTGAATCCTCTGTCTTAAAACATTAGGGTCTTCTACATCAAAACCTAAAGCTTCTTTAAGTTCTTCATCTTTAAGTTTACTAATAGTATTGATTCTATCTTTAAATAATTCTAGTTTACCACTTCTTAAAACTGTATACAGATGTTCAAACGCCTGTTCATTTTTTATATCATAAAAACTTTTGTCATTCTTATTTAGTGTAGCTTGTGACATGAACTTTGCAAATTCTCCTTGACGACCTGCATTAATCATTTCAAAGTCAAAAAACTTTAAAGGATCTTTATACACTTGATTAAGTTGAGCTACATAGTCATCAACCATTGCTTCTCTCTTAGCTTTAAATTCAGCCCAACCTTCTTTATTGGTAAGTCTGTAATATAGTCCTTGAGCTCTTGCAGCACCTCCCATTACACTACCTGGAATAGCACCCATTACAAATCCACCTAAGAATGTAGACAAACCTTGACCGCTTACTTGTTGACCAAAAGCATTCAGTATATCTCCTTTTATAACCTGTAATCCACCGTATGAAGGATTAAAGAATTGTTTTTTATAATATTCTGTAGAAGATGATGATATTACATCTTGAAGTGATTCTTGTATACCTTCCATAAAGTTAGCCTTTGTGTAATTAGCTAACCCAGCAATCCCTGATCTGTAAGCTTTTTTAAAGCTCGTACCACCAATGTTCTTTACAAACTCATCTTTAAATGTGTCAAAATCTACATACTTAAACATGGATGATTCTGACTCAGCCATTAGTTTGTTTAATCCTGGTACACCTTTAAATAAGTTTCCAAAACCTATTCTATTAGAATAGTATATTACAGGTAGGTTTGTTTTTGTAATAGCATCTCCATTAAGTTTTGCTACTTCTCCTATTTTAATAGATGTGTCATAATCAGGAAGTCTACCATCATTTTTAGACATGTAATCATTTACAAGCTCATCTCTTAATTGTAATTCTCCTGTACCACCCTCTAGTTTTGCTTCGCCTAACGCAAATTTCATTTCTTGAAAATCTCTAAAGAATGCACCAAAACCTTTAGTTGCTGAAAAAGCTTCTTCACCCTTATATAGTTTAACACCATATTCAACCATGTTACTAGCTGGGTTTAAAAACTTACCTAAACCTTTGGTTGCTGTCCATGTTGCCTCTCCAAGTTTAAAAGATCTATAAGCATCTCTCATCTTATCAGCATCTTTAAAAATCTTTGTAGCATTAGATATATTCTTAAAACCATTAGCTATAGTAGCACCAACTTTTGTCCATTTCATACCTATAGCAGGAAGAGTAACTTCTGCAGTAGCACCACCTGATTCAGCTGTAATAAATGCTAATAATGCTGTTTCAGCTTGAGCTTCAATAAGAGTACCTGCCATATTAGATGCAGCAATACCTAAACCAGTAGCGAATGTAGATAGTCCACCTGCTGTAGATGTACCCATCCTATAAGCTCTTTCTTGTTTAATTGCACCTATTTCATCTACATTAAAAAATGCATCCCAATTACCAGTAAATAATCCTTCTGTTAAATCAGGGATAGTCCTTAAACCAGACATAAAACCATCAAAAAAAAGAGGACCCATATAGTGAGTTGCTCTATATAATTCTTTAAAAGTGTTAGTATCAGAATCATAAACATCTTGGTTATCCCTCCATGGAATAAATCCTTTATCAGAATAGTCCCAACTTTGGTACCATTTTTCAAACTGCATTTTCTCTGCAGGGAATTCTGTAACAGCACCCTGCTTAGCATAATCTGTTTTAGCTAAAGTCTGATTAAACTTTTTATCAAAGTCTGTATACAAATCAGCAAAAGGATCCGCCCCATCCTGCATTGATATAGCAGGAGTTTCATAAGAAGGAACTTTAGGTAGGTCGTTTACAGGTAGGAGATCAGGTCCATAGTTTAAAAGACTTGATTCTGTACTAGGTACTAAATTGTCACTTAGATTTTGATTATCTGCCATAGAATATAAAGATAAGAAAATTTTTAATTAAAAACTTCTAGACATTTCTAAAAGTTCTTGATATGTAACAGGTTTATTCTTAGGATCATTTTTACTAATTGTCTGCATTTCTTCCACTCTCTTTTGAGTGTTATCAAACAATGATCTTAGTCCTCTTAAAGTCTCATAGTAGATATTTGTAATGTCTCTACCTTCTGGTATTATTTGCTCTTGAGATGTAGGATTTCCACTTAAATTATCTTTTGTAACAACTTTATAATTTGTTGTAACTTTATAACCTCCAGTTGAAAGTTTTTCAATATCAATACCATATCCTGGTACAATTTCTTTTTTCATTACACCATTTACTCCCAATAGTATATCAACCTCACCTAGTGTAGACTCTCTTGACATTAATGAATTATCTTTATCAGATTTAACAAAGATGTCTATACCATTTATTAAAGCTTTAGCTTGATCATTACTTATGCCAGCCCCCACTTTAGTTTTTGTTTCTGAAAGTTTATTAATATAATCTTGATCAAACTTTATAGTGTACTTATGAAAAGATGGATCACTATTAGCTACGCCAGAAAAACCTATACTATATCCTCCTAAGTCTGCACCTTTACCAGATCTTATTGCTGTAAATAAATCTTGTTTAATTCTTCCTGTAAGAATAGATTTGATATCTTCATCATTTTCAATCTCAGCATCAGCATCTGTAGTATGAGTACTAACTTTAATAGCCTCATCATCCCCCTCATTAGTACTTATAACTTTAGTAAATAAATCTTCAGTATAAACATCAGCCTTTTCACCTTTAACTTCATTCTTACCTTGATAAGTTATCATTCTACCATACGCACCACCACCCTCTTGTCCTGTCTGTGCAGCATAGTAATTATATCCAAATTTATTATATCTAATTTTAACGTCATTTACATACTTAGAATAATTATCTTCTAGATCAGAAAGCATTTCCGTTCTTACTTTTTCCTTTGTAGGGACACCACCGCTAAATAAAGTTCTTAATCCATATATAGCATTAACAGGAGCAAGCATAGTATTCTTTTGATACTCTGCTAATTCTTGTGCGTATCTTTCAGTAACTTTAGCATTAAACTCTTTACTAGATTGAATTCTTTTAAGGAAATCATTTTTATCTGTAGGATTTTCCCCAGGAAGTAATCCATCTTTTAATATACTTTTGTAGACATATCCATCTTCAGAAACTTTCTCACCAGCAATCATGTTAGATACTTCAGTGAGTTTTTGTTTTCTAAATTCAATAGATGCACTCCAAACATTATTTAAGTTTTCAACTTTTTCTTTTAAATCTAAAACACCATACATTCTTGAGTCTTTTGTATCCACCCAAGTATTGTATTTAGTTAATGCTTTTTTATATAAACCATCAAGCTCTGTACCGTTTTGCAGAAGAGTATTTCTTTTATTATAAGGAATAGGTTTACCTTTTGAATCAACAAATTCATTAGAACTTAAAACAGACTCTAAAAATCTAAGCTTATTAAATGATAGCTCATTTACAATAGTTTCTGTTTTTTTCTGTTGTTGTTTATATGCATCAGCTTGCCCAGCACTATCTACATAAGGGATACCTGCACCGCTTTTAATATCTTCAGCAAATGGTATGTCTAATTGTTTTCTACCAGCTCCTCCACCTGTTGTACCACCTGTTGTAGTAGATGATGTACCATCACCAAAACCTCCACCACCATATTCATTTTTAATATCAGCTTCAGCACCTTTTACTCTAATTTGCTCATCAGCTTTAACTTTTTCCATATCCTTAGCTAACTGATGCTTGTATAGCTCTAGTTCTTTAGGAAAAACAAATTTTTCATATATAGGATTAACATCAATCTTTCTACTTCCAAATTGTGAAAGAGCTGTAGCTAAATCTTTAGCATTTTTAGTTAAATATATATTTCCCAAGTGTGCTGTAGGATTACCCATAATTCTTTCCTCAGCATTATTAAATTGACTCTGTGATGTATTGAGACCATTCTGCAGTCTATCTCTTTGTGCAATATCTGCAGCAGCTTGTTGTGCATCAGCTGCTAACAATTGTCCAGCGTCAGCTTTTTTCTTCCAAGAATCTACTTTAGTATTTAAAACCAAAAGAGATTCATTAATTTTATCTATTTCAAACTGCTTATTAGTTTTATAATCAGATACCATTTTTCTATCAAAGTCTTCTGCAGCTTGTTTACGACCACCTAATCTATCAGTATTTTCTCTTATATATCTACTTCTTTCTACAGAACCCATCACCTTAAAACCTTCTAAAGCTTCAGGATCATTCTCAGCCATACTCATATAAAGATTCATTAATGGTAGTTGAAGTTGTTTACCATTTTCATCTGTATATTTAGCTTGCCCAGATAGATTATCAACAGACATTTTAATTTTACCTTCCTGGAACATTTTTAAAATACCATCATCAACATTAGGTTTAGCTACATAACGTCTAGCTCGCATACCTCTTCTTTCTTCAGGTGTAGCATTCTTAAAGTCTTCCATACCATCATATATGTATTGAACACCTTGAGACCAGTATCTATTTCTGTTTTCTTCTTTAGCATCATTTTGCAATGCCATACCAGACTGAAGATTAGATTTTGATTCTTTTGTATAAAGCATATCAGCTAAGATATCTTTATCATCATAAAAAGGTTGAAAAATATTTTTAGCTGCTGTATAGTTTTGAGGAAGACTTAAGTCAATAGTAGGTAAATCTTTAAGAGCAGTTTCAGCATTTTTTAAAATGTCATCTCTTTTCTTTTTGGTGTCATCTGCTAATAAATCAGCACTCAGTATTGAATTCTGAATGCTTTTTAGTTTGTTAAACGCTGAATCATATTGGGTTTGCTTTGTTTGCAAAACCCTCATAATAATGTTATAATCTGGGGTGAACAATTGTTCATCAGGAAAATAACCAACACCGTCTTGTAAGTATGTTGCCATAATAGATATAATATAATATACTGAAAAATATTATAAGTTTAAAACTAAACTTATAAGGTTTACCAACCTCCTAGTTGGTAAATAGGTATGAACATTCCTCCATCTTTACTAACTCTCATTGCAGCATTCATAAATGTAGATGCATCATCATCATCAGAGTTTCTTGCAGTTGATCTAAAATATGGACTGATAAATTTCATAGCTGCCTCATGAGCCTCTTTAGGATCTGTTATACCAGCTTGATCTCTAGCAGCAGCTAATCCTTGTTTATATAAAGAAGCATAATCAGACATATTGTTCATACCAGCAGTTCTTCCATATGTTGATACATCATCATTGTATCCTTTACCACCTTTAAAAAATGCATCATATGTTGAAGGATTAAAAGCATACTGTGGAAAAAGTTGACTCATTAACTTTGCATTACCCCAATTAGTAATTGTTTTATTAATAGCATCTTTAGTTTTTGTTCTACCTTTAACTTTTTCCTCAGCTTTATTCATAGCTAGTTTTGCTGTTTTATCATACAAACTAGTAGACCTAGCAGCATCTTGTAAAGCAGCTTGGTTAGCCACTTGTGCATTAAACTGTCTAGTCGCCATATCTGTTTGTACATTTTGAGCATTAGTTTGCATTCTATTTTGAATCATTGCTGGTAAAACAGATGCATTTATCTGAGCGAGTTTTGCATTCTGAGCTTGAGGACTAGCGCCATAAAGACTAGCATCTTCCATAGCAGTCCTTCCCTGTGACTGTATAAGTCTATCAGCAGCCTCTGTACTAGTAAAAGCAGGGTCCATATAAATAGGATTATATCTACCTTCAAATGGTCCTATTGTAGGATAGGCATACTGATTAAGAAGAGCGTTAGCTGTATTAAAAACATCTTGAGGATATAATCCTATATTGTTAAGTTGTTGTTTAACAAATTGAGGATCTTCTTTTTTAGTTTCTTTACCACCATCATTAGATTGTTCTTTTTTACCACAAGCTGCTTCAGCCTCCTCTTTAGTATTATAATAGGTTGTAGACCCTCCAGCTAAATCTGCTGGTACAGGTGTAGCTTGACCTGTCACAGGACTACAAAACCATTTCATACCTTGTGCTGGAGGTGTTGGTGTTTCTGGTTCTTGCTCAGGAGGAGTTATATCATCTGTAAAAGATGGTGGTTTAATAGGTATTATAGGTTCTTCTCTTGGAATATCCAATTGACGTGCTCCAAATAAATTATCAGTGTAAGCTTTTTTAAGAGCAGCTAATTCTGTTGGTGACAAATCTTTACCAAAAGTATATAAAGGATTTCCTTTTTTATTTTTTTGAGTTAATGCAACTAAATCTTTATATTTTTTACCTTGATTGGTTAATCCATACTTTCTCCACATTTGATTAATAGCGTCAGGATTATTTTGAAGACTCCAATCATATATTAATGATTGTACATCTTTATTATCCATTGCTCTCAAATCATCAACATTCATACCTAATATTTGAGCCCAATCTTGTATATATGAATCTGGTCTATTAAAAGCATTAGATAGTTTAGTAGGTGTGAATGATCCAGCTTTAGTTTTACCCTTTAACCAAGGAATAATATCTTGACCTTCTAATGCTTTAGGTAGTCCATAGTAAGAACCACCATACTCCATCATTTCTTGTTGATCTTCAGAAGGACTTTCTTGGTCTTGTTCACCCATCATTCTTTCAGCAATCTCTGGGTACATCTTTTGTAAAGCAGGCATACCTATTTGAGGAATACTAAAATCTTTACCCTGTTGTGCTTTAGTAAGTTCGTTACCAAGTGCAGCTTTAGATACATAATCCTGATATACACCCATCTTAGCTTTAGCTGTAGCTAATTCAAACTTATCAATAGGTTTACCAGCAGCTGCATCTTTTAATATCTGAGACAGTCTGTTATAATCTTTAGTAGGAACTTTAGATTCTAAAACTCTAGCCCATGTGTTATCTTTTCCTTTATTAGATTTTACATTAAAACCCATTTCAGCCTGCATACTTTTAGGAGCTTTAATAAAGTCTGAAACAACATAACTTCCAGGCTCTGCTTTAACAGGAACTCCTCCCTTACTATGTCTATTTCCAACTATATCAAATATGGATAGACCATCTTTTGCAATGATCTTCTCACCTTTTTTACCTTTACCACCACCTTCAACTTCTATATTAGCTTCACTTCTCGGTGACTGAGGATAAACAGTTCTAATTTGAGAATCAGGATCTCCAGTAGGAAAAGATTCAAAGTCTCTTACACCTTGACCTCTGTATAATCCATATCCCATTTGATCACCTACAGATGGTTTACCACTTGGAGCTTTAATAATTTTTACTCTTTTTTTCATATGTTACTATTTAAAGATACTCTACAGTACCTCCGTTTGCTAATATATAATTTATTTCATCATCATCCAACTCATATTCACCACCTTCTTTAAAGACTAATCCTTGTTCTTTATATCTATTATACACTTTTCGATCTTCCCACTTTACAAATTCTGAAATAAGTTTTTTTCTTTGTGCTGGACTTAAATCAGCAACTCTATAATCACCACCTAAAGCACTTACAATATAAGGAGTGCTAGAACTAGAAACTGTAGGTTTACCATTAACCCATTTATTTCTAGCTTGAGATATGGTTAAGTTAGCATAACTAGGACTAAAGATTAAATCCTCCATAGCTTTCATACCAGCTTGAGGATTTGGAAAAACAGCAACATATCCATCACCATCTTTTCTTCCTTTTGTACCACCGTACCCTTTAGCAAAATCTCCTATATGTATATTACCTGGGTTATTGTGATCATAATTAGATAACCCTTTATGTTGTGCATTTCCTCCATCAATATTAAAATAATCTAATGGGTTTACAATATTACCATCTGCATTTCTAAATGTAAAATGTAAATGTGGTCCACTTGAATTACCTGTGTTACCAGATAATGCTACAATCTGACCTTTAGTAACTCTGTCGCCTATATTAACTTTATAATCATTTAAGTGGGCAAATCCTGATGTAGTACCATCAGAATGTTTAATTATTAATTGTTTGCCTCCTTTATCATTAAAGTATATTTTTTGAACTACCCCATCCATTGGAGCAAATACATCACTGTTAAAAGGTACTGCTAAATCAACACCATTATGATCACTTGATGCACCCTTGATTGGAGCTTTTCTAGAACCAAATCCACTAGTTAGTTTAAAGTTTTTAACAGGCATCATATATCCTGATTCTGGAGCAGCAGCTACTTCACTAGGTGCTTCAGATATTAATTCAGGAGATTCAGCTTGCTGTTGACTTGGAGTTGAGGGAGGTGCTAGTTCAGGAGCACTGAGTTCTGGTATATTAACCTCTCTATACATGTCTGGATTTTCTACCATAGATGGTAAACCTAAAACATCTTCTGCAAAATTTACACCTTCTGCTGCAACTAATAAACCATCTTTACCATATTGGTTATATGGAAATACAGGATACCCTGCAAATTCTGATACAGGTCTTCCTGCAAACTGTACAGGAGTCATCATGTTAGGAGCATAGTCTGCACCAGCTGGAGTGTTCATTACATTTCTACCTCTACTATAAGCGTTCTTTACAACAGGATTAGAAGCATCTGTAGATCCTAATCTACGCATGTAATCTTTATAATCTCTCTGTTCTTGTGATTCTCGGATAAGGTTATTAACCAAACCCATTCCACCAACTACCATAGATGCTCTAGATATTCCTATAAGAGGATTATATTCTTTTTTATTAGTAGGTTTTTTTACAGGAGATGTTGTAGTTTTAGTTGTTTTTGGAAATGTATCAGCAGGTTTTCCATACAAATTTGTTTCAGGATTTCTTACAAAACCTTGACCTAAATTACTTTTAATCTGAGGAAAATTACTACCTCCAAAATTAGGAGCTGGTTCACACATCCCTGTCAAAGGATTTTTCTTTTGTCCATCTGGACATTTACCTGGAGCACTTTGAGCAATAGATTGTTTAAATGATGGAAAACTTAAAGACCCTGATGTTTCAGGCATACCTACAAAACCAGAAGAAAAAGAAGATTGTGCTGGTTGAGATTCAGCATCCCAGTATCCAGGATAACCTTGAGGATAATAATTTTTTACAATATTACCACTTGAATCTTTTTCACCAAAGATTTCACCATTAGGACCATATACATAAAAGTTACCTGGAGTGGTTGGTTCTTTAGATATATCTGTAGGATTGATAGTTGTTGTATCAGTTACAAAAAGTCCATCTATAGCTTTAGGTATAGAATTCTTATAACTAAACTGCTTTCTACCTGTTACTTTAATTTTCATATTTATACAAGTTCATAAGTGTAACCACCCTCTGATAATTTTTGTAGCAGCTCTGGTGTAGCATCATATGTTTCTCCAACCACTATTCCACCATGTTGACCACCATGTTGGAATACATTAATCATACCCATCATAGTATTATCCATAGTCTGTCCACCATCATTAAATCTAGGACCTTGTGGAAAGTATCCTCCAAAGTTATACATCGGAGATGTTTCTTTCATATAGTTAGGGATGATGTCACCTCCATATGCATAAGCACCACCACACTCATAGCAAGGCATACCACCTTGTTTAAAGTAAACATTACCTTGGTTTGTACCTGTACCTTTAGCTTTAACTTTCTTACCTTCTTTGTTAGTATAGTAACCACCATTTTGAAAACCAAATAAATTTTTAGCAGATGACCAAAAACCTTTTTTTGTACTAGGTGCGATAGCTTCAACAGGTTGGTAACTACCATATCCTGGTAGTTGTACACCATTAGCTACACTAGGGTCAATCACATAATATGCAGGATGATCTTTACCTGCTCCTGTACCATGAAGCATTGTATTCTGATCTATCATATATCCTACGTGTTCATATCCTCTAGAACCTGGATATACAGTTTGATCAGCATAGTCATAAGAATCATTTCTATCACCAGCAGCTCTATTATTTATACGATTAAGTCCTATAATAGAACCAGGTCTTTGATATACAGATGCTGGAGAAGTGTATGATCTAGGATCAGGTAGTATACCCTTACCTATTTGACTTGCATAAATAGGATTTTGAGCTAACACTTTATTTTGATTAGCTAAGTCCCATGCATTACCTCTATTAAAATCATACCCGAAAGCTTCTGCTGCATCAACTGCTATTTCTGAACATCCTGCAGCTGTACATACTATCCTTGTTTTAGGATTACTTCTAGTAAGTTCTTGAGCTTTAAGTATTCCTTCTTTACTAAAAGGATCTAATCCAAAAGCTTGTTGTAAATCTACATAGTTTGCTCCATAAGGAGTGGTATATATATTCTTAGATTTTTCAACAGCTTCTTTTTTAGCAGCTGTTTTACTAGGTAATTTTGCTGGTGTTTTTTTCCATGATGGTGTATACATATCTCCAGCCTTAACCATAGCAGCAGTTCTTTGACCTTCTGTCATTGTAGATGTAACAGTTGGTTTTTTAGACTCACTTACTACTGCTCTATTTCCATCTGGAGAGTATTGTATTTTATTATTTGCTGGATTATAACTTCCAAACTTCCCACTAGCTGGACTAACTTCTGGAGCTTTTCCTGTTTTAGTAATCTTTCTAACAGGTGCTGCTGGAGTACCAGACTCTTCACTCTGTAGCAAACGCAGCAACTCTAAATTTTTATCTGTTGAAAAGTCATAATCTTTAATACCTTTTTCAGCTGCTAGTTTTTTTCTAGCTTCTTTAGAAAAATCTTGACCTCTACCTGCTAAATAATCTACAACAGATACACCTTCATAAGCTTTATATAAACCTCCATTTTTTTTAACATCTTCAGAAGTAATATTAAAATTTATATTTCTACGTGGGTCATTTGCTGGAAGTAATTTATCTAAAGAGTTAATAAATCTAGCAGGAAGTGATCCTTGGTCTTTACCATAAAAATTATATTGATCTGATAGATTCACATCATTACCATTTACATCATAAGTAAACCTACCAATAGATGTTTGAGCTGTTCTCTTTGGGTCAGTTAGCAAACGCATTTTATCACCCCATGGGTTACCATAACCTTTTCCATAATCAGAATATCTTGTACCTCCATGAGATGCTCCTGTTCTTTTTTTAGCACGCATTGCAGCATCCCTCATTGCTTTTAATTCTGCTTTTGTAAAGTCAGACTTTTGCAAAAAAGGATTATTATTAGGATAACCCATACTTGCAGCTGCCATTCTGGTAAGTCCTTTTACATTACTAGGTAAATTAGAACCAACAATAGCTCCAAATGGACCACCTAACACTGTACCTGCAATAGTTGGAAAATCGCCACTTGCAAAACCTCTGTATGTATTACCTGCAACTTGCTTTGCTTTATTCCAAGCAGAACCTGCTGCATTTGCAAGAGTACTAAATACACCATCACCTGGACCATCTTCAACTTCAATACCTTCAGCAGCATATCCCATCTGTTGTGGTTGTTGCATATCAGATTGATTATCAGCACCTTGTAAAGATGCAACCATCTTTTGAAGAGTGACTTGTTGTTGTTTAGGAGGCATCTTCTGTAACTGAGCTACAATCTGCTCAACAGGTGTACCTGTAGCTTGAGCATATGCCTGTACAACCTGCATAATCTGCTGTTGTTGATCTTGACCTTGAGGAGATCCTCCATAAGCCATTTGTGGTTGATAATCAAAAAAACTATACATAATTTATTATTTACCTTATATTTAAATTTACTGAATTTTTAGCAGACTACCTAATTTTACTCATATAGAATTGCTGTAAAGGATTTACTTTACCACCCTTTTTATAGCCTCTAGTTAATTTAAAATTTGGTATTTTTATACCATATAATCCAATACCATTAGAAAAGACATCAGCCTCATAATTAATTCCTTGTTTTTTTAACATTGCGTTTACTTCTTTTAAAGCTTTATTAGCATCTTCTAATGATTCAAAAGGAACAGTGTATGCATCAGGAGTAAACCCAAATTTATCAGCTAAACTTTTATCATGTATTGCACTATGATTTAAGGGTATATAATTTTCAAATTCCATTTTCCAACCTGGTCTTTTCCCTAGTTTTAAAACATTTTTATATGAATCTAAACTTAAACTGTTTGGTTCTAATATCGTAGATTTAGATGGTAATAACTCATTTATTTTTAACATTGCTTTTCCTGACTCTAAAGGATTAGACATTGAAGCATTAAAATAATAGGTTCCATCTTTAGATTTATTAACTGTCCAATCTCCAGATTTTCCGACAATCTTAATCTCTTTTGGAACTTCTTTATCCCCTCTAAATATTTTTTTAATGTTAAAGTGAGGGTCATCAACTACTTCACTAGCTTTATACATTTTTGATTTAGATTTAGGACTTCCCCTTTCTAAATTAATAGTACTTAAGTTACTAGGTGTTTCTACAGTAGAACTTAAAGATGTAGGTTTAGGAACTTCTTTATATCCTCTTAGCCAATTTTTTTGTAGTATTCTTCCTTCCTCAATAGGTATTTGTCTAGGTGTACTCCAACTCCAATCTTTTCTTCCATATCTTCTGGCAAACTCATTACCTTCAAAAGGAACTTCTGCTAAGTAACTAGGTCCATAATTTTCAACCACTCCAAATCTTTCAGCAGGAGCATAAAATGTACTACCAAACTGTTTAGGTGTAGTGACCTTTTCTGCTAAAGATCTACCTTCTGCATAACCATGTTGCTTAGGTCTAAATACACCAGATTGAATAGCATCTTCCATTCCTTCTTGTCCAAGACCTCTATACATCATTCCTTCTTGAGGTTTAAATGCCCAAGGATTTAATTTATATGTACTCTTTAAAGGAGTTTGTGTTGTTAAATAATTACCGGCTTGATTGACATCTTGCATTACGCTAGGGATACCTTTAGCAGCTGTACTAGCAAAAGGTAAGATATCTATTGCTGTAAGTGCTGTTTGACCTAAAGCATTTCCTACACCACCCCACGTAGGTTTATTAGCTACATCTTTCCATGCACTTGCTACATTAGGTAAATTTTTAGCACCTTGATATGCAAACCCTGCATTAATAAGATTACCTGCTGTAAGTCCTGGTATACCTCCTATTGATGTTTCTAAAGCAGGCACAACAGCTGCTGCTGTTCTAGATATAGCAGGAATACCTGCAGCCATACCTCCTGTAAGTATAGCACCAGGTGCCATCATCACTGGATTAGTAATTAAGTCTTTAGTACTTTGTACTATTTGAGGTTTAACTTTCTTTTCCCAAGATTGTTGTTTTTGTTCAGGTGTCCATTGTCTAGTATCTGTAGCTTCTCTTTTATATTCTGATGGAACATTAACCCATTCATTTTTATCAAGCTTTATTAATGCACCTGATTTAGGATCAAGTCCAAATCTACCTGTTAGTATCTGTTGTCTAACTTTAGCATCCCACTCAGGATTTCCAGTGTTAGTCCAATTAGCATGACTATCAAACCAGTCTCGATTATTTTTTAAACTAACATATCCCTCTGGATTAGATTTAGAATAAGGTTTATTAGGATCTTTAGTCATACCACCAGGTCCGTATTTTGTAATACCTCCATATTCTTTTTTAGGAGTTTGATATTTAGACTTCCAATCTAAATATGCTTTTTTGGTTTCTTCACCAAGTATCCCATCATAATCCTCATCATCTTTAATAAAAGATTTAGATAGATTATATCCTCTGTTTGCCAACTCTCTCTGTAAGGCTTTAGTATCAAAATTTTTAGATTTGAAATCTAAATTACTTAGTTCACTATCATTATAATACATTCTTTTTTTAACCCCATTTCCATAGTCTTTATAATATATTCTATCATAAATTTCATAAGGTTTACCTACACCTAATGATAAATCAGGTGCATTTTTTCCAGAACTAAATGGATTTAAATCCCATTTGTCATAATATGAAATATAATCACCCCTGTCATCTTTTCCAGCATCAATAGTAAAAGTACCAAGACCTCTATAGTTGTTATGCGGTTTTCCTTGCTCATCTACATAACTGTTAAAATTTGGAAGATAATCACTAAAAGCTTTATTCTTTAATACATAATCAAATTGCTCTTGAGTCAATTGATTAGGCATTTTATTATTTAATGGATTGACTCTATAGTAGGTTGATGCATTATTTTCTTTTATCTTAGTTGGTTTATACCTACTAACACCTAATGTGTTATTTTTTTGTGGGGCACCTGCATAAATATTAAGCATATCTGTTTGCTCTGGATCATCTTGAGTATTATATTTTTTACCAGCAAGCAAATCTCCTAGAGCATTAAAAGGATTAGGATATCCATTATAACCTTCATCAACATCCTCACTACCACTTCCTTGATCAATGTTTCTAAGAGCTTTCCTAAAAACATTTTGATTCATTCTTTGATTGTTTGTAATACCTGTAGCTGATAATTGTTGCTGTTCTGTACCTTTATAATTAGTATTATACCTTTTATTATTATACATGAACTCCTTTTCATTATTCTTTAATGCTGCTGAATAAGCATTTTTAAATGAACCAGATTTACTATAGTCTGTTACTCCCCAATTAAATGGATTTAACTTACTTACTACAGAATCAAATATTCCATCTCCAGGACCACCTTCTTTCTTAGATGGAAGTCTATCATAATAAAAAGCTAATAAGGGTGAGTCTTTTCTCATTATCTAAATGAATTTGTAACTTTAGCATTAGACAATCTAAATAACATTTTAACATCATCACACTTCATCCTCTTCAACAAAATCTTATTTAAATAATGTCTTATTTTTTTATGTTGGGTTAATGATCTTTGATAATTGTGATATGCTTCATTTAATACTTTGTCATAACCATTTGCAGCTGTTTGCCACATAGGTGTATAGTTTTCTTTATACTCACCTCTGTTTCTTGTAGCATCCCAGAACTGGTTGAATCTATATTTATTCTCCTCTTTAGAATATAGAATGTCAATATTATTAGCTTTAATAATAGGATAGTCTATTATAGACATTGGATCATTCTTAGGTCTAAGGACCAACTTCAAATCACCAGAACTTTGCTCTGTATTATGTATAACAGCCCTATCAAAATTATAGTCTAGTATATGGTTTTTATCTTGACATGTCTTATCATATTTGTAACACTCTAACTGATACTCTACATTTTTCATTGTAGTTACTGTCTGACCAGTTTGAGATACAAACTCCACTTCAAATGGATAATCTACACCATAGAAATTACAGAATAAATCACATCTATCATTATGTCTATATATACCTTTATCTTTAACTGTTAAGAAGTGTCTCTTAGAAGGGATTACAAAATCAGGATGCCAGTCATGGAAACTTATCCATGCTTCTGTTTTTACATCATAACTGATTGTAAAACTTGCATCTTCAAAAATTCTACTATCTCCTAAGTATATAAGTTGATTTAAATATCTAAATCTGTTACCACCATCATATACAACATTTGCCTTATACTCATCTCTAACTACGTAGTCTTTTTTACAAACATATAAAATGTCATTTACATTATCATATGTCAATGAAGCAGCTACACCAGATGCAATATTATCTTTAAGTTCAAAATCTGGGAACTGAAGTAGTAGTTGTGAAGGTAGATACTTAGCAAACCAAAACTTCATACCGTTTCTAGAAATCTCTTTAAGTGCTCCTTGACCTCCATACTGAAACACCTTACCTTGATTCTGACTTATCCAGAATAATCCAGCAGGTGTATTTATAACTCCATACACTGATTGACAAGCTCCATATTCATAAAGATGTTCAGCATTACTAGTAGCTTGCATAGGTGTACCAAACAGACCTCCATCACCAATTGTAACTTTAATTCCATTATTAGTTTGTAGTTGATCCACACCAGCAAATAGATTTGGAGAGGCATCAGCATAAAGAATTAAAGCACCAGACTGGTTAACTCCTTTTATTGTGGTAACAGTGCTACCAAAATCATAATAGTTATTAGCTAAGAAGAATCTCCAATTATCTCTCTTTAATTCATCCTGTGTAGGTAGTGAGTATATTGCTCTAGATGGATAGTATGAAAAACATTTTTCAGAGACTAGTGGATCAAAATCTCTAGGAACCAAGTTACCCCAAGATATAAAGTTGTTAAACATTCTATTAGCTGACAAACTATAATCATATTTATAGTAGTTACCTGCTTTTATAATATCACTTCTAAATAATGATTTAAGATCTGTATAGGTATATTGATCATAGTGACGTCTAGCTGTTTCTTCATCCCAGTCTCTCTGTGCTAAGTTAATTTCACTTTCTACAAAGAAATCTCTTACACCATTAGCAAATACATAAAAGAATGCATCTCTAACACCGAATCCAACTTTACCTGTACAATCTGATTTTCTTCTGTCTAAATGAAAATAGTCATTAGCTAACACTTGACTTTTCCAATCTGCTAAAGAAATAGTACCCATTGCTAACCCACCTACCACACCACCAATTGTTGTAGCTGTTCCTACAATATTACCTGCAGTTCCTCCAATAGTTCCTGCTGCACTACTTGCTGCATTTTGAATTATATTTCCTATAAGTTGTCCTAATGCAGCTCCTCCAAATACACCAACTGCTATCTTAGCTAATGGAGCAATTAATCTAGAAGAATCATAATCACTGCTATCCATCCAATATCTAGGATAGGGGACATTTACATACTGCATATAGTCATATGTAAAACCATCAGGTTGTCCCATCAACCAGTCATTAAAGAAAAAGAATGCATTTTTTTCAGTATATCTGTTTATGTAGGTGTCTCCTCCAAACAATACAGGAGAAGTATATCTTATATCTTTTTCACCAGAAGTGTAATATGTGCATCCTGAAACAGGTACTTGCATTATACCATCAAGTTGTCCATATTGACTAGGTAATTGTATTTTAAGAGAACTATAGTGTGAAGATGTTGTTCTTGAAAAAGGTCTTGTAGGATTATCCCATTGAGAAAGCATACCAATAGTAACTCTAGAGTTGTCTTTTGTGGATGGGTTCTCTAATGTATCTTCTATTCTTAAAGCTACAAACCGACTTCTAAATAGATTATTAATTCTTTCAGTAGGTCCAAAATCTTGAATATATGGATTAATATATTGAGCATCTACAACTTTACGTCTAATATTTCCAGGAGTAGGAGTTATATAGTTATTATATAATCCATGAGCATTGTATTGATAAGCATACTGCTGATAAGGAAGCATAAATCTTATTGTTCTTAACGCCTCATCCATACCAGCTCCCATAAAGTATGTAAAAGTGAATGCAGCTTGGGCTGCCATCAAAGTTCTATTTTCAGTAGGTACAAGTTGTTCAGTTGTCTGAGAAGTATTAATTGTACCTTCACCTAATGATCCTCCTAATGGAGTATTAACTAATTGACCATTTGCAAAACCACCAATTGTCATTGTTAAACCTGTATCAAGACTTCTTTTAGGATCTTTTGCTGTTCCTGTTGTAGTTCTACCTTTAATAGATAGTATACCTACACCAACACCTATAATAGCTGCACAAAATACAGCAAAGTCTTTTATGAGTTTATGTTGTGGATGTCTATATACAGGACTAAAGCTACCTTCCACTGTTCCAAAAACTTCACCATGTATTTTTAATTCATATGGGTTTAAGAAAGGATCTCTAAACTGTGTATCTGGGGAGTGAAAGCTAAATAAGTCATTTCTAAAACTTCCCATTGATGTATATCCTTTACCTTCACAACCACCCTTTACAGGTTTCTTAGATAGGAAAGGGTCTGCAGAAAGATCATTAAAAGGATAGTTTGCATATAAACCTTTTCTACTTGATACATCAGGATCAATATCATACTCTGCCATATTACTAAGAAGTCCTTTAGCAATAACAGTTTTATTACCTTCTCTAGATCCTCTTAGTATTTCATAACCTACTATAGATGATATTGGATTATCATCATTATCTAATGGATGTGTAATACCCTCAAACTTTACACCTAATAATACTATAGCATCATTCTCAAGATTATAAATATGAGTGGTGCTGTTATCAGGCATTTTATGATGTCTAATAGGTTTACCACACAAATCACCCCATATTGCAGGATTATTATCTGGGTATCTTTCTGTGCTTTCCCAGTAAGCCATTTCACCTTGTGCTACAATAGTACCAACACCTTCTAATGTAGATGTTGACTTATTTAAAATTTTAGATGTATCACTTACTTGCCATTTTTTAACTAGTCCACCACCCTCTCTTGTTTCTATTGCATCAGTACCACCTGCATTAGATGTATCTCTACCTTGAGAAGCTCTTCCTGGAATATGATAACTTGCTGATTTTTCACCAGTGTTATACACCCATCTAATAAAAAATGAATACACTTCATCTCTCAAATAAGATACTTCATTACCTCCTTTAACATAATAATTTGAAGGAACTTCTACAGCAACCCATTTTGCTTCTATCTTGTTAGCCTGAGGTTGGTAGTTAAAATCAGGTTTGGTGTATATACCCACTCTTATCAAGTAATCATTTAAATCATATAGTCCATCTGATTTTTCATAAGAAGGTGTTCTTAAAGGTATCCTATCTACACCTACTACAACAGCTGCAGCATCCAGTTTGTCAATGAATATTTTTTTAGTTCTTGTTGAATAGTTCCCAACTTTTCTAGCTGTAATATTCTCTTTTACATAACTAATAACTACAAGTTCAAACTCATCAAAATCTTCATCTATACTTTCTATTTCAACCTCTAATGATCCAGACACATCTGAGTGACTAAACAAAGATTGTATGTTAGATGGTAAAAAGTAATCAGTAACTTTAATACCGTTAATAGAATAAGCTATTACAACTTGGTATGAACCATTAGGCATTATACCGCCAGTCTTCCCCTTTGAAAGATTAACGCAAGGTGTTTTTAATAATGGTGCAAGTCTTAAGGCTTCACAATCTAAATCAGTAGTATATTCTGCTACATAACATTCTGTTCCTGTATTCTTTCTAGGTTTTTCTTTATATGGAATATTATCTACATTTAAAACTCTCGTGGGGTTTATACCATCATCCCAGTATACAGAACTCGTGCAATCAAAATTAGATTTTACTGCAGCCTTTATTAAGTTAGAAGTTTTAAAGTTTAAACAAGGAGCGTTTACTAATTTAGAATATGTGCAATCTTTCTCATTAAACTTACCTATCTCTGAATTAAAGTTGTCTGTTGAAAATATAATCCAGTCTTCCCCACCTAAATATATAGAACCTATTATTGTATAAGGTACATACTTACAAAGAGTGGTAGCAGGTTCATTACCTAATAATCCTAGCTGACCCTCTGTAGAATTATTAACAGCATTTCTTGCATGTGTCCATAAACCTTCTCCAACAAAACTATCAGCAGGATCTTTTATTAATCCTTTATTAAAACTGTTAGTTGTGTTAGTATTAGTATTTTGTGTGTTATCCGCCATGTTTAATTGTCAATGTCTTTTTATCTAAAAATTTATATATAACACCAGTGAGATGTCCACATAACCATGCTTGACTTTCTTCTTCTACAATACCTCTATCCTCTGTTATTCTCACTGTAGCATGATATATCTCATGGGCTAGTGTATTATGAGATAGGTATTTTAAATCAATCATTAAAAAATACTTATCTATATCTGGACTAATAACTATTCCTTCACTTTCACCATCCTCATCATCATCTTTAATCTTATATTTTTTATATATCTTAGTTGCATCATCTTTTAGCTTACTGGTAATTATAACCATAAGCTCACAATTGTATGTTGGCAATTTTATACTCTTAGAGTATTTTGCAGGTTTATCGCTTAAACATGTTGTAGTATTTTCCATACATTGCTTTTCTATTAGTTTCCCAAAGTTTTTGCATTTCAGCATAGTCTGGAGTGTTTACTAGAGATAGTGCATTATTTCTAGCAGCTCTCATTCTTTGTTCTATAAGTTGAACTCTTGATGTTACATCTTCACCATTGATTAAAAGGTTTTCTAAAATTCTTTGTTTTAGAGCATACTCATAAAATTCATTAATCAAAGGGTGATCTAATACTAACAAATTACCCTCATCATCTTCCATATTACCTATATAGTTCATATGGATTTTACCTTCATTAAGATTAGTAAAAATAAAACCATCTCTAATTTGTGCTTGATTTGTAGACTTAACTTGGAGATTTGGGCAATCTTCAGATACTACCTTAGCCTTACCAACTTGTAAAGGATAAAACTCCTCATAAGTTCTTACTTCAGATCTTAAACTTTGAACTAAGTTATAATATTGACCGCAACTTGATTTGCACGCATTCACTTTACAGCATGAACCATTTTCAGGAACTGTCTCTAAAATAACATCTTCTACGTGAGAACCTGATATAACTGGGTCTTGTACAGTATATTTACCTACAAGATTAGCATAATTTAAAACATAAAAATCATCTGGTAATTTACATTTACCATGATCAAGTTCTAGTATGACATCTTTAGATTTATGAATTCTAAGACCCAACTCATAGTTAACTCTTAAAGTTACTTTAATAAGCTGAGCTGGATCAATCATACCCTCTAAGTTAAAAGTGTAAAAATCAATTAACACCTCACTTAAAAGTTGATTAAATGTTTTATATTTTAATTCAGTCATTGTAATTAATTAATGCACAATGCTGTGCCATATTTAAATAATATTTTAGACTCCTCTTTAGTTTTAGGATTTACCAAAATAGCTTGACTCAGATAACCATTGCTATCTGTAGGAAGAGTTGCTATGTTGATATTTAAATCAGCATAAAACTTTTTGATATCAGAGTTATTATTGACGAACCCATACTCATCATGGGTGAAGTCAATTATAATATAAGTTTTGTAATTTGTTGCCATTTTATCTTAGTATATGTTGTTTATCAGAAGTTTTATCACCTGGTATTTGAAGAGTTAATCCGAAGTCTTTAATTACATTACTTTCAATTTCTCCATGTAGATACTCAGGAACATTAAACAGTTGTTCTTGTCTCACTGTACAATCATCATTAGGATCACAGTTAAAAGATGTAATATCATCTTCAAATATACCCTCTATCTTTACAGCATCCCAGTCTAAATCTGGAAAATAAAGATAGTCATTCAAATACCAAAAGTATTTTGTTTTGTTGTATTTAAAACTTGTAGAGTGGGTCATTGACACATAAATACTAGGGTTGGTTGCTTTAACCAACTGAGAACCATCTAAAGAAGAAACAGACCTAATCAAAGGTCCATAGTATCCTTGCATGAAAGCAGGAAGTTTCTCTTTAGTTCTTTTAATTGTGCAGTTTGATTTTGCATTTGTGCAGCATGCTTCCACTTTATCAATCTCAATTAGTTCTATATTTCCAAGAGTTTGTATTACAGAACTAAACTTCATCAGTTTATTCTTAGAGTCTTCTCTCTTCATCAACCAATGAGCATGCTTAGATATAAGACTGTATATGTATCTGTCTGTTAAGAAGGGATCTTGTTTAACAGCTTTAAGCTGGTTACGGATTCTAGAAATTACTTCTCCAATAGTAGTTGCCATAGGGAATATTTTATTCTAAATCAAACTCATCATAATCTTTTAAGATTTCTTCTTGAGTTTTGATAGTTTTAATTTTATTATTAAGTATCCTAAACAGATTGTTTATCTGTTTATAATCATTCACTATTATATATTTTGTATAATTCTCAGGATATGTTTTAGCAACTGTTCTTGAGAATTGTCTTACAGGAGCTAATCCCCACAAATTAGAAAACTGAAATCTGTATTTTGTAGCTGAATTAGTATACACTATCTTAGCTAAGTATTGATCACTCTCCCAGTTCCTATGTTGTATCTCCTTTTCTAATTGCTTAGATATATAATAATTAGTATTTGTCTTCTTTGGTGGTGGGCAACTTCCTATAAAAATATAACCTAATTGTTCAGGAAGCTCAACACCATCCCTCTCATCTATAACAGTTTGCCAAATCTTACCATTGACATCCATAACTATATTCTTTATATCCTTATCAGATAAATATGAATATTTAGGATGAGCTTCTCTAAACGCATCATAGAACTCTTTATTTAGAATATTTAACCTCTGAGCTCTATATCTTGGTGCATTTAGATCTGGTTTTCTAAACTGTTTCATAATACTCCTACATTATTAATTTACGAAAAATATGTGATGATTCCTACTTAAACTTTAAAAGTTTATACGGTATATATAAACTCTGAAACCTTCCCTTTCTCAATATCATGTATCTCCATGATAGCTTGACGTTTAGAACCAACGTATTTGTTATGGTAGTGCCAGTAGTCTGTAGAACATAGACTAGGTAAGTGCTTGATAGAGAATCCGTTATACTCATTCTCTGTAGTGTATTCTATAGTTTTCTTAGAATGAAAGTGCCCTGTATAACAAGTGCGATACTTAGTACCTCCCCAAGATTTAGGGAACTCTGTAGCATATACTAAAGCTGTATTCTTTTTGGTAACATCACCATGCTCAAAAGCAAAAAAGTTATGACCATATACCACAACTTTTCTCTCTGCATACTCTACATCAAAGTATATACTATAATCTTCAGCGTCAAAACATTTAGATAGAGCATGAGCTATATGATAGGAACTAAGTCTATCATGATTACCTGGAACATAAACTACATGCAAGTTTTCACAGTATTTCTTAATAAAGATGATAGACCATAGTAGTGCATCAAAAGCTTGTTTATAAGCATCCTGCGCTTTCATACTATTGTCTACAGGAGTACCTGATGTAGTAGCACCAGAGAATGAATCCATATTAAGAAGATCTCCTCCTATTACATAGATTATCTTATCCATCTTGTGTGACATATAAGCCCTACGTACAAGACTGCTAATAGCTGCTTTAAAATTTTCTGTAATATCTTCATTATCTTCTTTACCAAAATGAAGGTCTTGTGTAGATATAATTCCTACATTATCACTCTCAAAGCTATCATTTATATACTGAGCGTCAGTTTCAACCTGACATATAGGATTTAAATTAGCTATCACTTCAGCTAATATATCTGTTTGTTCTTTTTTAATAGCTGTTACCATAGCAGAAACCATCCATCCACTATGTGTTTCTTTATTCCAGTAGCTAGATAGTTTCCATTTAGTAGTATCTATCTTTAAAAGTTCTATAATCTCTTCAGCTGTTCTAGGTTCAGAGATAGCAAACCCTTTTATTTCAGCTGTACCATTCTCAAGGTTTTCTTTTCTTTCTACAACTTTGTTTTTAACTTCACCTACAGTTCCTTGAAGATTGACAAGTTTTTTCATTTCAATGTATTTGTCAACTGAAATACCTAATTTTGAAGCACAGAAGTGATTAGATTGTTTCCACTTCAAAGACTTTTTTACTTGTTCAAATAGATTCATATTTTATAGGTTTATGTACGGAGAATAAAGTTAGAGTATATATGAAGAGTGGATGTAATTTCATAAAAAACTTATCCACATTTTATTATAAAAAACCCCCTATATGTAGAAACATCGGGGGGATTGTTATTGGAGGAAACCAACAAACCTCCTTTTTATATGTTTTATTGTTTTATTGTTAAACAATAGTCAATCAGTTTTTTAATTCTTTCTTTATGATATGGATCATTCCAACCTCTAGAAAACCATGAGTGATAAGCAAACTCAACACCTAAATGATTTTTTAACACTGTGCTATATTCATCTCCAGAATAATCATAAGCATCTAAATATAAAGGCGTTAATCCTTTTCTTAATGCTGAGAAAAATATAGAATAATAAGGTTCAAAGTTATCATATGATACACCATATGGTATGTTACCTTCATTAATTATTTTTTCTGTTACAGGGGTATTCTCATATCCTTTTTTAATTAAGTTATATGGAATAAATTTATCTAAATCTTTAGCATAGTGAGAGTATCCTTTTAGATTCAAAGTCTCCTCTCTTAATTTTTTTAAGTTAATTATAGTAAAGAATGCATTTATAGAAACAGGGTTGTGAAATCTATGACTTATAACCCCTCCATCAGGCATCCCTGAAAATCCTATATTATGTCTAATTTGATAATATAAAAGATCCATTAATGCACTCTTATTTGTTATAAAACAATCCTCATCAATATAGATTATCCAATCTACATCTGTAAATGTTTTTATAACATGGTCAAAGAACTGATACCCATACATTCCTGTTTTACCAGATACATTTATAATTTCAAAAGGTAAATCAGAATAAAATTGTTTTGATAGTTCTAACAACTCGTCATGTTGAGAGTTTGTCACTATTTTTATTCTACTAACATCAACATTTTTTGATAAATGTGTAAACCCTATTCTATTTACAATATCTATAGCGTTATTTTTACCGTAGTCATTATCATAAATAGATACATTATTACCATAGTTATCATTTCCTTTAAAAGAATCAGCGTGATGTAGATGTACCATTTGCCCACCTAATCGTATGGATGTTAAATTAAACATTACACACTTATTGTGAAAAGCGTCATCTTCAACACCCCATCCTCTAAATCTTTGATCAAACCCCCCTACACGATAAAAATTATCAGAACTTATTATACCAACACCACCAGAAGCATTGGTTAAAGCGTTTGTTTTTCTATGTTTATTACTTCCTGTGTTGTCTTCATTATTTAAAATAAAACTTTCAGTCTCTTCTTTAGATAAATAATACACAGGATTTACATAAGGTATTACAAACAAGCTATCAAACTCAGCATAATAGTCGTGTATATTATTTAAAAAGTTAACATCTAATAAACAATCCCCATCAGCTAAAATAACATAATCACTATTGCTTACATTAAAACCTTGATTAAAACCTAAAGACCTTGAATAAAAATCATTTCCTGTATTTATATGAACATACTTATCTATGTAATCATACACCTCACTTAAATCGGCCCTACTATCTTGTTCAACTACTATAACAGTACAATCTGGTAAGTGCTTTTTGTAATATTTAATAGTGTATACTAAATTTCTAAGTCTATCTGGAATAGAATTTCTAAACCCTATTATTACAGAAAATGTCTTTTTAAATGAGTTCAATCTAAGACTAGACTCTTCTTCCCAAGAATTTTCTTTATACACACCGTGTTCTTTATACTTAAGATATAAAGATTTAAAGTGTCCAGGACAAGGATCACCAAAAATCCCATTAGATACATAAAGATTTAAACTATCATTTTTAATATACGATCTAAGTATATCTGTTACATCTTTAGACCCATTTCTAGCACTTCCATAAATACCGCTTAGTATTTCTAAACTCATAACAGACATGTTTTTTTAGACGTCTCAATAATTTCTTTTGCATAATTATAAGAACACTTGTCTTTACTATACATATCTAGTTTAACTTCTGTATAAGGATTTTTATCTATATAAGCTCCCTTAAAGAAAAGATCTTTTCTATCATCTGTTACACCTGCATTATGAAATATAGGTGCTTCATCCCATCTGTGCATTGGATCTGTAGCCCAACAGAAATCTAGTCTTTTATCCACTTTAGTTTCATGACCAAACAACCATGCATTCCATAATAGACTCCACATACCAGCTGTCCATTTCTGAATAGGATAACCTTCACCCTTCCACTCAGGTTCTGTATCATTAAAGTGTTGATAAAGTTTTATAGAGTCTTTCTCAACTTTATCCCAATACTCATATGTAGTATTTTTTACTATATGTTGAGCACCGCCAGAATTACTATTTAATAGTTTAGGAATCAAAGGGTCTATTCCTATTACATTACACATTCCTCTATAAACTTCTTCACCTTTTGTTAGAATATATTGAGTCCCTATATACCCAACAGTATCACTTAGATACCAAATCTTATCATGCTCCATACTACTAAAATTTACAGGTTTTGTAAATATAATATCAGAGTCATGAAGAAATAAAGCAGTCTTTTCTAATTCAGGATTAGCTTGTATATGCTGCTTTAAAATATTAAAGTATATAGAGGGAATATAAGACTGGTCTTGTCTGGTATCTTTATAAAAATAAAATCCAACTGTATTGTAAGTTTTTTGAATTACTCTCCAGTTTTCAGGAACCTCATCCCAATATGCACACAGTATATGTATGTCATTAGGATTTATCCCATTTTTAATAAAGTTGTTAATCATCACTTCCACCTGCCATGTATAGTAGTTTATGGCAGGTTGTGCACAAATAAATTTCATGTTGTTGGTTTTTGGTTTATAATCTAAGTTACATAAATTAATCAATTTTAACAAACCATGTCAAGGATGGGTCCAAAACCGAAGCATGGAACATTACCACCTGATCCGCTATATGTTAGGCTATAAGTTGGACCACTAACTACACCAATAATTCGATAACAACCACCATCAGCATTGACAAATGCAAATGAAATAGGTGTAGTAGATCTCATTATGTAAGTTGTCTCACCTATATTATCACAGGTTTCTCCATCAAATGGTATTACCTCATAGTAATAATATGTTTGTTCAGCATTAGTTGTAGTTGTAGTGGTAGGTAAACAATCATTAGTAGTAAGACATGAACCAGATGTACTTATAACATAATCATCATTTTCTATTGCTTCTACATTATCTGTTTCATTCCAGATTAATGGAGCATATGCGTTAGACATACATGCTGTAAATGTAGTTTTTAGTGCAAGCTCTGGCACTAAACCATAAGCATTATCAAATGTGCCACACTCTTTATAATAAACTCCAATTGCTGTACTAGGTTTAGCCTGAGTAACTGTAACACAGTTGCATGTATTACAATCTGCATTTGTAGAACACAAATCTTTTGATACATCTACAATAACTTCAGTACCAATACCATGTGCACCAATAGTAGGATAACCATTCATACACGCTGCTAATACTGAATCATACCCATTTCCAAGAGTTACAGTAGTATCAATACCTGTTTCACATGATTTATATGTTACAGACACAGGATCTCCTTTAACTGTTACAACTACACAATTACAATATTTAACAGGTTCACATGGTATTTCCACATCACAATATTCTCCAGAAGTTTGAATTTGACCTAACCCATATCCTTGTTCTGTAAACTCTGGATAAGTTTGTGAACAAACTGTTAATACATCTTGATAGTTTAATATTTGTGTATAGAAAATACCATCAACACCCCAATAAGTATAAGTAACTGTAGAAGTACCTGTTTCAGGAATTTCTCCTATATTATATAAAGTATAACATTGAGATTTTAGGCATGTGTCACCTTCTACACCATTTGTACAAGGTACATTATTATTAGTTACAATAGTATCAGGGTCTCCAGTAACTTTACCAATAATTATACTTGTACCTGAAGCAACACATATATTATTAAAGACGGGTATCCAATTTAAAAATTCATCTTCTACAACATTTATTTGAATAGTCTGCTCTTCACTATTACAATCCGTAAATATAAAATTAACTCTACCTGGTTGAAGTACACCAATAGTATGACATGTACAACTTAATACAGGATTACAATCTACAGTTTCACTACATTCTGCAGCTGTTCCTCCTGTATATTGAATATTCCATTCAGCATCTTTACTATTAAAATCAATACCAACAGTTCCTGTTTGAGCACAAATATTAACGCTATTGTTAAAAATTTCATCTGTTAATGTCAAAAGACTAGTTGCACAATCTACATATTCAAATACAGTATACCCAGCTCCAGTTAATGACTCACTACTTAATGTATAGCATGTACAATCATAAGGAGATGTTGCTATTGTAGTAGTTGTAGTAGTAGGTAAAGGTTTTACAGTAGTGGTGGTTGTTGTGCCTCCAAATGTAGTAGTTGTAGTAGTGCTTGCTGGTATAGTGGTGGTAGTAGTACTACCAGATATAGTTGAAGTAGTTGTTGTACCTACAGGAATTGTAGTAGTTGTAGTAGGAGGTAAAGTTGTACTAGTTGTATATATAGGTTTAGTAGTTGTTGTAGTTGAAGAACTAGTAGAAGTGGTTGTACTACTAGTACTTGTAGTTGATGTGCTAGTGCTTGTTGATGTACTAGTAGTTGTTCCAGGTATTGTAGTTGTAGTTGTTAAACCTGGTATTGTAGTAGTTGTAGTTGAACTAGTAGATGACGTAGTTGTTGTAGCACCACACACTGATACTAAAGCAACAACACCAACACCATCCAATATAATTGGTGGATAGTATGCGCAAAAATAAACAATAGGATCAGTAAGAATTCTAATTTGATCCTGATTTAAACAATTTGTATATGAATATGTCAATTCATCTCCTGATGTAAGACTTACACTATAACGCATACAAGGAGGATGTGTAGTTGTAGTAGTGGTAGATGAAGATGTAGATGTTGTAGTAGTCGGTGGTATGGTTGTAGTTGTAGTACTAGATGTACTTGTTGTAGTTGTTACATCGCATACAATAGATACATATATTGGAGTGGTGCATGTACCAGTGGGTTCAATTTTAATGATTGTAACATTATCAGCAACTGTAGCATAGTAACCCCCTGTCAACTGAGGTAGAATTACATTAGCAAAAGGAGTTACATAATCTAAATTTGTATATAAATTAAATGGTCCAGATCCTGGAGGAGCAGATACTTGTATGAATATTTGTTTTGACATTTAAATATATCTTAATTTTAAATTTGTATTAATCTAACTGATAGTCCTGTTTTAGGATTTATTCCACCATTTGTTTGAACTCCCTCTGGGACTCTTCCTCTCAAACTAACACGTGTAAATCCATCAAGTGTCCAAAAACGAGCATAATCTCCAATGTCAGCAAAGTTTCCTGAACTTGATCTATAACCACCAGGTAGTGCATTAAAAGTAGTACGAGCAGCACCATAAGGTCTATCATTTTCATCAATGAATATCCATAATGGATCATTTATTTTTTGTAGATAATATCCATGACCACCTACACAATTTATTAAATTTGTCCAATCTACTGTAGTAGGTAGTCTATACCCAGCTGGTAACTGCAATCCTCTAGGGTCTGTTAAAGCATAACGATTATATAGTTTACCATAAATAGTACCATTTGCTGTACTATTAGCATAGTAACACCATGCTCCTGTAGTTAAGTTAGCCCATGTAGTAGGGTTTGTTACTTGAGGTATCAAATCACCATTTGCATATCTGTCTGTATTTAAGTTAACAGTGGTCCAATTATCTGCACAGTTTACAAAACATTCACCATTACAGTTACCGTTAGCTTCCCAAACTGATTTAATTAAAGGATCGTCACCTTGTGCTGAACCATGTACAAATGAAATGCATGAGCAAGCACCACAAGGCTCACTACTTGTACCTATAAATATTTTATCATATGGTACAGGAGGGTCATCCCATACACCAGATGGATTTATACCACAAGTAGAAAATATTTCCCAATCATTCATAGAGCGAGATTGCTCTACAAAAGGAGCCTCTGTTGTAGTAGTTGTAGTTGATGTAGAAGTGGTAGTAGTTGATGTAGACGTACTAGTAGTGGTAGTAATATTTGGTGTGAATGAATCTGTAATACAACTACGTGTTTGAGAAGCTCCCATTATAGTGTCATGAACACTTGACCCTGTAGGTACGCCTATGAATGTAATAGCATAAGGAGATGTTTTGTTTATTCTATAAACACCTGTCAACTTATCCATTATATAGATGTTACCACCAGTTTCAAACAATCCCCATGGATTTGATATAGCAGGACCTGGTATAGCAATGTTTATAGACTTATCAAACTCTAATGTGTAAGTGGTATAATTATACTGACTGATCCATCTGTCACTAGTAGTTTTACTAGCAGTAGTAACAATAAGTTTATTATTTGTTGTTAATAAAATATCACCTGCAACCTTTCTATTAGATGGTAGTGCAAACTTAGGCGTAATAACATTGGTTGAAACATTAAACTCTGAAACAATAGGAGTTCCTGTATTTTCATTAACAACTAAAAGAGTGTTATTATTAATCGCAAACAATCCTCCAGAGGATACAAATCCTGCAGGGAATGGTATGTTTTGACTAAATATTGCATTCCACGGTGATAATGAAATATCATATTCAATAAATTTAGAACCTACTGTATCTACAAACCAAAGTTTATTTGCTGTACTAGCTATATCAAGATAAGTTGGTGTGTTAGGACCTGTCGCTCCAGGTACAGGGAGAACTGTTGCTGTATTGGTATTAAAATTATAATAGTATAATGTAGATCCTCTTTTAATACCATCCTCTTCATAGTAGTAATAAGAGTTGTATAAAACTCCACAAGATGGTACCACTTGAGGTGGAACTGTTGTTGTTGTAGTTATACAAGATATACCAGATGCTATACCTGTTATAGAGCAAGGATTCAATGTAGGATCTATTACACACAATCCAAATGTACCAGATTGTTGATTACCATAACTCCACACTCTAATAAAAATAGTTGCTCCTGGTGTCAAACCTGTTAACACCAACTCAGGCATCATTGCTTGCGGACTTTGATCATCTGAACAACCTATTTGAGTAAGCAGTGTACATGATCCTGTGTAAGCAGCTACTGCAGCATCTGTAATTGTACCAGCTTGAAGACTTATTACAAGTTGACCACTAGGAGGTGCAATTGCTGTAAACCAAACAGAGTTTCCTAAATAGTTACCACATGTAGGTTCAGGAGCTTCAAAATCAGTACTAGACCCTAAATTATTATATGTTTGATATGTACAATTTGCAGATGTATTTACAGAATATGAATTACAAGGTGAATTAAGAAGAACACAAGTTCCGTTTACACAAGTGTATCCACTAGGGCATTCTACTTCTTCATTGCACACATTTGGTTGACATTCACCATCAATACAAATGTATCCACTTGGGCAGTCAACAGTTGTCTCACATACATTAGGTACACAATTACCATTTATACAGATATAACCAGATGGACAATCCACAGTATTATCACAATCATCTGATATACAATTACCGTCTACACAAATATATCCAGGAGGACAGTTTCCATATTCATCACAATCATCAGGTTGACAATTACCATTAACACATATAAATCCTATAGGACAATCTATATCAATGCTACAAAGTGATGGTTCACAAACCCCATTAATGCATGTAAAACCTATAGGACAGTTTTCATCATCACAAGGAATTTGACATGCTCCATCTATACACTCATATCCACTTGGGCAATCTACATCATCTTCACATGCTGGCAAACATGTACCATTGATACAGACATAACCTGAAGGACAATCTATAGTTGTATCACAAATGTTAGGTACACATATATCATCAACACAAATATAACCAGAAGGGCACACCCCACTCACACAAGGAAACTGTGTAGTGGTACTAGTTGTGGTAGCAGGTCTTGTTGTACTTGTAGTAGTTGTAGGTCTTGTTGTAGTGGTTGTAGTTGTAGGAATACACTCTGGAAATGTACCAACAATAGCAGTGATGATTTCTGTAATAGTAGGATTTGGACGTATACCTAAACAATCAGGTAAACCTAAATTAGTATATAATGTATTATTGTAAATTATAGAACTTGACCCAAACACTTGTGTACACTCTTGATTAGCTAAATCTTCAGGAGATAACGTAGTGGTAGTAGTTGGTGTTTTAGGACAACAACAAGTTTGATTTGGGAATGTATTTTTACAATTACAAGACATTTATATTACTATTTTTATTATTAAGGTTCAGGTTCTGAAACAAAACTACAAGCTTCTGAACAACTTGATGATCCAAATAACTCACTAACTTGTACTGCAAATTGTTGATTAGGTGCCACCCCTTTAATTTCATATATAAGACCTAGACCAGGTGAAGAACCAGTTTCATTATAAAATAATCCTATACTTAATGGTCCACCAAATTCACCCATCACAATAGCTTCCCCTTGTTTCATACAGTTCTGAGGAAATGGTAGTTGACAGTTATAAACATCTGCAAAATAGAAATATGCAGGAGCAGCTGTTGTGGTCGTAGTTGTACTTGTACTAGTAGATGTAGTAGTAGTAGTTGGGGCAGCAGTTGTTGTGGTAGTGGTGGGGAATATTTCTCCATCACACAACATGCATGCAGGTAATTGAGCACCACCTCCATTAACTAATATACTAGAAGGAACAAACTGAGTTTGCACTAATGTAAGAGCTCCTGTTGTAAGATTTAATGAATACAAAAGACGATTTCCAATAGGAGTCCACTCACCACCAACTGTAGGAGAATATGAATAGTAAAGAACATATATTGAACATTCACAGCTACATGTAGGTTGTAATAATGCAATAGGTACCTTATTTGATATAGTTATGTCAATATCATTTTCAATTGTTCCTGGAACACCATCATAATCAAACTGAGTGAAGTGGTATCTACCATTAACTTTCCTACTTAATGTTATAAATTTACCAGTTGTTGTATACAAAGGATTACCAATAGGGTATCTTTGATCACTAGGTGATGAAGGTGTACCAAAGTCAAATTTGCTTGTAATTGATGCTGTAGGTCCTGAAGCATTTATTTCAACAAACTCTAAATCAGTATTATTCCATCCTATAAGTGTATGACCTGTATTAGTTTTAGCAACAATACCATTATTAAATGTTGGATTTATAGGATTAAATCCTGCTGGATATAATACATCAGCATCATATGTTGCAGAGAATGGAAGATAATCAAGTTCCCATCTAGAAAACTTACCAGATCTTATAGACCATAAATATTCATTATTAACAGCTATACCATGGTTAACAATGCTACTAAAGTTTGGTATTGCAACTTCTTGTGTTTGATTACTACAGAAATCATAGGTGTACGCTTTTACTGAACCAGATAACATCACGCGTGCGCACTCAGGTTCAGAACATAGTGTTGTTGTAGTGGTAGTAGAAGTAGATGTAGTGGTAGATGTAGACGTTGTAGTTGTACTTGTAGACGTACTAGTTGTGGTAGTTGTTGGAGTGACACATCCAGACAAACAATCTCCAAGTTGTTCTATTAAAAGACCATATGTAGGTGTAACACTTAATGCACACTTATGTCTAATCTCAAGAGGATCTAATGATAATGTATCAGCAACCCCTAACAAATTAATAAAGTCAACTTCTACAGATGTATTTCTAAATGTATTTCTTAATTTAAAACAGATTGTTTCAGGTGCAGCTGTTGTAGTTGACGTAGTAGTTGTCGGAGCAGGATCATTACATTCACCTCTGTTTTGTAACTGAACACTTCCTGATATAGTAGTAACAGGATAATTTGTATTATGACAAATATATATAGGAATTGCACCAACTGTTACTGGTCTATTACTTGTTGTATTACAAGGGGTGTATCTAATAGTACTTGACCCAAAAAGATTTGTATTAGTTACTTTATATACAACGCAAGGAGGTAGTGTGGTCGTTGTTGTAGTTGTAGGAGGACGTGTGGTTGTTGTTGTAGCACCTGGAGGATTTGGTGTACAATTACCAGCTTGTCCTACAAGTTCTGTAATGATTTCAGTAAAACTAGATCCTTGTAATATACCAAAACAAGGTAGAGAAGGACTGCTATACACAACACACTCAGAATCTATAGCTAAGTCTGCTGGAGAACCATCACAGTCATATTGCGTAAACCCTATAGTAGTAGTTGTTGTGCAAGGAAGGTAAGCACAAGAACATGTATTTATACTTCTATTACAACCGCAAATAGGACACATTAACATAAAGGGTTTAACCTGTGAAAAATAATCATTAATACATCTAGTAAATTATCACCAGTTTGTATTCCTAAACATTCATAACTTGGACCATCATAAACAATACAATTGATATCTATTTCTGTACCAGCACAAGGACCTTCTAATGGTTCACATTGAGGAAGGTTTGTAACTCCATCTGGAACACAACATGTGCAAAGATCTCCGCATTGATTAATACATGTACAAGACATAATTATTATGGTATTGGTACCACAGTAGTGGTAGTTGTTGTTGATGATGTTGTTGTACTAGTAGTGCTAGTTGTGGTTGTAGTTGCTGGTATATTAGGCCATACATCCATTTGTTCAAAATCTGATGGTACACAATTAGCAACCGCTTGACCTTTTAAATATATATTAAAACTAGTAGCACTATCGCTAAGTTTAATATACGGAACATCAGGCGTAAGTGTTTTAACTATAATTTGATTAGGGTGTTTAAAAGATTGACAAGTGATATTATAATCTCCAATATTATTTATAGCATGTGCTAAAGTACTAGACAAAACCATGTCTGTTGGTATATACAAGCTATATTCTAAGCTACCAGCAATGATAGATTGAACTTTAAATTGAGATAGTAAGGATTTACCTAAACTATTTCCCCAATTTATAACATAGCAAACATATGGTAGATTTGTAAAAGTAATACATAATGATGTTACAGTAACATCTCCATAAACTACACTATAGGTGTAATCAGAACCAGTATCATCTAAATAGAAAGTTCCAGGACCACTAATCAAAGAATGTGGTGTAGACCCTGAGTCTACATACTTAATAAGCACTTCCCCATATGTACCACCTACTGTTACTAAACAAGTTGCCATATTTATTTATTTTATATTTTGATAGTGGGTAAACAATAGTTTATTGAATTACCACCTGTATCTTCAAAATTACTACCAACTATAGAAGTGTATCCACATAACTCTAAGCTATCTCCTATTGAAGAAACTACACGAATAGTTATTCTGTAAGTCCATCCTCGCCATGCATTGGTAGCATCATCATCATCATAAAGTACTTCAATTACATTAATTATACCATCACCAACAGCATTATTTATAGCACTTTGTAAATTACTTTGAGTAAAATTACCAGTATTACCATCTATTTGAGATAGTCCATAATATATATCATTAATTTTTATACCATTGATATAATTATTATTTTTTTCATAAAGCTGAGTCTGATTACCAAGACCAATTCCATTTTCTTCAAATTGTCAGGAGCACATGGTACGGAAGGTATTGTTGATGCCATATTATTTATTTTTTTATTATTATCCTATTGAAACAGTGGTTGTAGTTGTTGTAATCTGTACAGGACAATATCTGTAGACAATTGTCACTTCATCTTCAAGAGCAGTAATTGTACAACATCCTGAAGCAACTGGAACATAAGGTACATTTTTAACTAAACACTTGACACACTTATTAGTTCCGTCAGTGATACATACATTAGAATCAATACTAAAGTCTGTAGACTGATCTAATGCACTATTGCTAATCTCAAATATATATCCATCATTATAGTATGCAGGATCGTTTAATACACCAGTTTGAAGCGTTTGATCTCTAAGCTGTACATATTGAACAAATTGATTACCAAAAGTATCAGTTACTGTAAACTTAGTTCCTTGGAATCCATAAGGTTGAATTGCATTAGGTGTTTGATCACAATCATACCATGTACCTGGAATGTTAGTCTTAGGAAAGAAAAACAATTTAAGAATAAGATTACCTTGATCATCCACTGTACGTTTAACATCAAAGTCAACAATTAGATCATCACAACTAATTTGACAGCATGAATCTTGTATAAATTTAACAGCACCTCTTAAGTCACAAATTGCTAACCACATTTTATTAAGTGTATCAGCAATTGTAGAAGATAAATCATTAGGATTCCACAAGCTTGTTCCTGGAGTAGCTAAACTAGCAACATATCCTGGAGGTGTTGAAAACTTGCATTCTTTATCTAATACTAAAATAAGTTCTTCAGGGAGACCTGTAACAGTTTGAAGATTGCAAAACTTTTGTTCTAAGTTAAATACAGCTACATCAATTGCTGTAGCTACTGCTGTACCCGTACATGTAGGAACAATAGTTAATTCACCAGCATTCTCAAGAGTATCAACTCTTGTTTCTAGATTTGTAATATCATCACCTAAACTTACAATAGAACCATCTAAGTCATCTAGTTTTGTAAGAATTGAACAGATTTTTTGTGCTATTTTTTGAACATAACTCGATACAGGAACTGGGTTTGTAATATCTCCATTGCTGTCTGTAAAGTCAACTAAAAAACATTGAGCAAGTCTAACTTCCACTTCATCAGCAGACCCTGCTCCAAACTGGTCAACAATCTCTTGAATATTACAAACTTTATTAATTAAAAGCTGCAATACCACTCCTAAAGTTTTTTCAGGATCTGGACATGTTAGACAGTTATCAACTAAACATTTGATATCTAAATCTGACAGCCCTAGTTCTTCTTTTATAGCACATATTTCTACAGCTAGTTTATACGTCACCTCAGAAACTGTATCACCTGAACACAGACCAATACATGAAATATCAGGTCCTTGCCATAGGACACAATTAGAGGATATTGGAGAACAATTATCCTTATTTAAGTTAGATTTAATAGGAGTCATGATTAAAAAAGTTTATATAATGTTAGTATGACTAACACACACTTATAATATAATATAATGAAATTTTAGCTGTTTACCAAAATTACATTTAACATGTAGAGCAACTCTCTTCAGCATCCCCGTATAGACCACCTTCTTGCCATTCTGCTAACTCTTTTCTCATCATTATAAGATCTATGTTTTCTTGGTCATAGCAAGATGCTACACCATATTTCAAATTACGATATATGGTCATAATTGCATCAGCATATTTAACATTATAAATATCCTTTTTTGCTAAGTAATCCTTCATCGTCTTACTGTGTTTTGAGATTTTAGTTTGTTTTCATAAGCTGTTATACATGATGAGCATACCGCTTTACCATCTGATGCAGTTTTCTTTTGACATCCACAGCTAAGTTTTGTGTTACAATTAGAGCAATTCATATGTTTGGTTTTTGGTTATTTTAACAGTAGTTACCATCTAATTTAGATAGACGTTTTTGAGCATACTGAAAAAGCTCCATACCCTCATCAATTTGATGACACTCTTCCACCTTTACTTTAGCAGCATCTACAAAAGATTTAATAAGTCTTAATTCTTTAAGTTGTTCTTTAACATCAGCTGGAGGATCGCATGCTGCCATCTCAAGAGTACAAAGTTTTTGATTGTATTTATTTATAAATTGTGTAACTCTTAAATGAGCATATTCAACATACACCTTATCATTAGGACTCACTGAAAATCTAATGTAATATACCCCATCAGGAATAATTTGGGATGACGACCCACAGTCTGCAACTTGTAGTCCTAATCCACAAGTGTTTAATGATAAACTAAAATTTTTAGTATCATCTTCTAGTTGAATATCTTGACTTGTATTAAATCCTGGAGATGTAATTTGAACAAGAGGGCAGGTCACTGGTATTAAATCAGTGTATATAGATGTGTCCACCACTCTAAAAATAAGAGGGTTATTAGTATGAGGAATCTCTAAGAAGAGTTGATGACCGTATATAGACATTTTATTAGGATTTATGAGAGTTCAGTGTCTCAATATTAATATACAATATTTTTCAAAAATTTCCAAATAAAAAAAGAAGGGGACAATTTGTCCCCCTCTCTCATAGTCTCATAGGAAATATTATTAATAATTCTCAATTGTCAAACCATTTCCAGCAAGATCAAGAATGTCTTGAAGAGCGGTTGTAAGAGTAGTTGTAGTAGCTCCGCTCAAACACCAGATGGTTAACAAATATTGATCATTATCAAATGTTCCAGTAGGATTATTCAAACGAGGAACACTGTGAAGGATGTTGATAGACTTATAAAGAGCAGTTCTATCAAGATTTCTCAACTCAGAAGGAACCTCAATCTCTCTCATCCTCAAGCTATCAGTGAAGTTTCCATCAGGGAAAGCTTCTTGACGATAGCGACCAGACAAGATAAGATCACGAATAACAGTCTCACCTACACCAACTGCTTGAGCTGGTTCTTGGAATTCAGTAACCAAGTTAGACTGACCAGTTGCAACATAACCTGAACTATTACCTACAGGTTTGATAGCACATGGTTCACCAGTCTCATCGGTGATAGATACCAAGATTCTCAATGGTTGTAACTCGTAGTGATCTGTTACACGGAAAGTACAATTACCAAACTTAGTGTCTTCATAAGCTACAGTTAGTTTAATACCAGCAACAACGTCACCAGCACCTTCACCTGTAACACATTCGTACACTGAAGTAAAGTCTTCAGCACCTCTTTCTTCATCCCATGCAGAGAATACTTCTACTGGATCTCCATCATCATTGATGTAGACTTGAGGTTGAATAAATTGACTCAAGATAGGATTTTTGGTAATTCTATCTTTCCATTCTAAAAGCACACAAGTTGAATCTACCAATGCACCTGTGCAAGTAGCAGAACAATCATCAGTGCAGCATCCAGAGAATGCATCAACTGTGTTGTAAATGTTGTGTGACAAGAAACGCAATGCTGGAGAACCTTTAAGGTCTACACGCATACGATAGGTTTTTCCACACTCAAATTGGAAACCAGGACCTTCACTTAGATCCCAACCTACAGTTACAATGTGTTGTGCAGGACTATGAGCTGCTACAGTGAACACTTTGTTAATGTACTTAGGGTTAATCACTTTAGACTTAATAGACTCAGTGTAACCACCATGGTAAGGACCAATTTTGTCATTGGTGAAGAAGCTTCCTTGAGCAAGGATAAAAGGGGTGTTAGTGGTTGGGAGAGAAGCTGGGTTAAGAGCGGTAAATGTCTTTGCATCAAAAAGACCAATTTGACCTGCTGTTAAATCAGCTGTGTCACCACTAGTGCGCAATGAGAAAGCATTTCCTGGAGTTTTTGCAAGGAAAGCTTTTTGGAAGGCGTGATTGAAATACATAATAATTGGGTTTAAGGGTTATAAAAAAATTATTTTAAGAAGAGAAGTTTATACTTCACTCCATCTATAGTACTTTTAACATTATCAAGATCATTAACTATTTGACTGTAAGGCATTACAGCTTGTAATGAATCTACTTGTGTACAAAGTTCTCTCAAATAACTAAGAGCATCTTCTACTGAATTTAAAGTTCTAGGCATTGTATTAGGAAGTTCTAGTATCTTCTCAGCAGCACCTTGATAACCTTCAATAAGATCATCAGCATGACCTGGAAGAGCATCATAAAGCTCATTAAGAGCCTTGTGAGAAGCATAAGATCCAATACCTGTTACTTTTAAATGCAACTTGTGAAAACTTGTTGCTGCATTCATAAGTTCATTTCCTAGAGCTGCGCACTGTGAGCAAACAGGACCCATAGCTGAACTTTCTGATCCTACATGTCCAGGAGACATGCTTACAGAAGGACTTGAAAAAACACTAGGTCTAGATAGTTTTTGTATCATTATTAATTAGATTTTTGTGCGTTTTGTAAAGCTCTTTGATATTGATTAAATGATTCAATATCTCCTGCTATAATTGCTACTGCCTCATCTATTATCAATTCTGTAATATCATCTTTAAACTCACACTCTTGTTCTGCATTGATGACACCAGTAGCTGGGTTAATACAACCATCAAATGTTACATCTAATGGTTTTCTATAATAAGATAGTGTAGCGCTTTCTACTGAAAACTTATTATCAGTGTATATTTTAAATTTATTACCATCCATTGTAGCATAAGTCTCAGCCCATTCAAAACTAGGTCCTTTAAAAGGGTCTCCAATAAGGATATCTGAGTTAGCCTCTTCTGCTAGATAGACTGTCATTTGTCTACCTGTACATTTATCTTTTTTAGCTACAGCACTCACCTTAATAAAATAAGAATAATCATTTGGAATTTCAGAACTGTCAAAATAATACTTCTTATTTTCCCCAGTTAACTCATCTACTGTAATAAATTTTTGTAAGTCATCTATAGATGCAATAGATTGTTCAGACCCCTCTTTCTTTTGATTAAGACCATGAACTTGTCTTCTGTACCACTCTCTCTGTGCTTTATTAAAAGCTTCAGCTATCTGCCAACATTCAATATTATCATAATCAAATGTTGCTAGTTTGTTTAGCCTTTGTTGAAACTTTATTCTTAATAGAGAGTTTTTCATTTAACATTTCCATTTTCTAAGTGACTTGTTAATCCTACTATTAGGATCATTAGCTGTCTTACTGCTAGTAAGTTTCTTTTTCATACCTGACATCCTAGCACAGAATGATTTCTTTCTAGGGCCACCTTCAGGTTGAGGAGCTTTAAGTCCAGGTTTACCAGGATTAGCTCTGTTGTAAGAAGCTCTACCTTTAGCATTTAAACCTCCACTAGGTGCTTTACCTTCTTTTCTTTGCCATGCTGGAGACTTTGCCATTATTTTCTTTTTTTAGACTTTCCAACTATACCACCACTTTTTTTATTACTTAAGTATTCATATTTTGAGCTATGTTTACGTGGATTAAACTCCATTGTTTCAGGATTTGCATTATCTCTACCATAACGAAATTCCATAGTTCTACCAGGATATTTACGAAAACCTTTGTCATTACTCTTATCTACTGGTACTCTATCAAAACCTCTGTCATTACTTTTATCTGTAATACCTGTTCCAAATCCTTTATCGTATCTTCTATTTTTAGGATCTGTATATCCTTTAATTTTTTCTAGCATCTCAGCAGGAATTCTTGGTTTAGACAATGTATCACCAGGACCAGGGCCAGACACTGTATTTCCTGATTCATACTTCTTAAGTGACTTCTTTACAATACCACCTTTTTTCATCTTAGTAGTACCACCATTTTTTGCATAACCCATCTTGTTTCTAACTGCAGTGGGAAGTTTAGAAAGACCTTTGTTACCAGAAGGTACTTCTTTTAAACTACCACCAGCTTTCATTTTAGGTTTCTTACCAGCAGCTTTCATAGACATTGCAATAGCAGCTTGTTGTTTCTTAGACTTTGCCATATTATTTACTTTTAGATCTTATCTTTTTTTCTTGTTTAAGCATCTGAGCAGTGGGTTTTTTACCAGACCCTTTATTAGCTCTGATATTATCCCAAAGACCTCTTTGAGAGTATGACCCATCTTTTCTTTTAATCATCTCTTTAGGCATACTTATTTTTTTAAAGTGTCAACTTTTACACTATCGCATTTTACTGCACAAGAATCAGAACTTACAGGTTTTGTAGAAGATGAACCACCACAAGAAACCAAAAATACCACTGTTAATACTAAGAGAACTTTTTTCATTTTTTATATTTGTTTATTTTATTTCTTTTTAGCCATTGCCCTAAAGGTCTTAGCTAAGTTATATCTTCTAGTACCAGGTCTACATGTAGGACCTCCAAATTTAGGTCCTGTACAAACACCTTCTGTACCTCTACGTTTAATTGAAGCTGTAGCTTTTTGTATCCACTTTCCTTTTTTTACTGTACCACCTTTCTTCATTGATGATCCTCCACCACTAGTTCCACCAGCTGTACCTGAAGCAGCACCTGCTGCAGGACCTGATGTTGCTGTTACTGAGGGAGAAGGAGCTGGACGACCAGTAGATGTTGCAGAAGGTTTAGCTGATGGTCTACCAGTTTTACCTTTCATAGCACTCATAGGAGCTGATCCACTAAACTTACGCTTCTTCATTTATCTATAGTTATTTATTCCAAGTCTTCTCCACCTTACTTTGAATATCTAAAAGAACTTGCTCATTAAGAGGGTTCTTTAAGAATTCTGTAGCATCAGCAGGTGTTTTACCCATCATGGTTCCACTTTCCATATGATATATAAAACCATCACCTCTAACTGCAATCACCTTGTGGAAAGTTGCATCTTTGATAAGAGCTCTAATTTTTAGAGTCTCCATATCAAGGTTGGTAATCTCTAAGAACTTTTCTGCTGTTTTCTTCTTATTCTTGTCCACTGATTCACCATTAATATACTTATCCATATTATCATAGATGATATCATTAGGAGTGGATTTCTTATACTGTACACTATTAATATCGACTATTTTAGCGACATAAAATAATTTATTTGTATTTTTATCAAACAATTTTTGAAGTTCAGCAAGAGCTTTATTTCTAAGTTTCTTAACTTCTGTTTTAGTAGAAATGGTGTCTTCTAGTTTATCTAAGTAAAACTTAGGAGGAACTGCCATTTGTCTAGCTTCATCAAATGATCTAGCTACTATTGAGAAACCGCCAGCTTCTATTGCATATAACTTAATAAGATCATATGGATCTTTATCAGGTTCTAAGAATACAGGTTCATTACTACATGCTATTTTAATTCTACCCCAAAACTCATCATTATCAGGTTTGAGTAGTTTAACTTTGTTCCAGAACTCTTTATCTTCTGGATCAATAATATTAGATGCAAGTTCCTTCTCAAGCTGTGCTATAACAATTCTAATTTGTTTAATTTTAGCAGATGCTTCTTCAGGATCCAGATTCTTAATATCTGGAGAATATTCATTTAACCCTGTCAAATACCTTTTGATACCATTCATCTCTAAACAAGCTAGTTGTTCTTCATGAAATGCACCGTCAAAGAGCGATAATCCATACTTCTCAAGACCCATATTATCTTTATTAGATTCAAAATAAGGTCTTATTGCAATACTAGATCTTTTGTTTTGTGGGTATTTCTCCACAATAGTTACATTACTCATATTGGTTTTTTTGTTGGTTTATATATAACATATCGGAAATAGTCCGATAATCTTAGTCTATTTTCACAATCTCATAGTAAAAATATAATTCACCCCAGTTGTCAGTATCTGCTACATCATGGATTCTTATATTAAAAGTATCTGGTGCAGCTCCTACTCCAAAGATCACAGGAATAGCTGTACCTGTTACATATGCTGTAAGCTGTATATAAAATTTTTCTCTCTCCGGAGTAATTTCAGGATTTTGTAAAGATATGTACATGTCTTGTGCATCTCCATCAAAATTAACTAAATCTACTATACCTTTTTTAGAAGATATTTTAATGTTAGCGTAATTAGCACCATCCAAATCAACTTCATAAAGTTTGATATCCATTATGTCTCTAGATAGTCTATTAACATGAGCTAATCTAGCAATAGAAGCTTCTGACTCTGACCAAGCTTGTTTTAAAGCTTTATCAGGAGAACTGGGTTTCATTATTAATCTTTTGAGGGATATCATAGTTTTAATTTTTTAAATTGAACCTAATAAGAGTTGCAAACTCTTCACCTGATCAAGGTGGTATGCATACAATAGGTGGGGGATCTAAGGATGCTATCCTTAGAGAGGGTAGTATTAATATTTCTTACCTTTCATACCGCCTTTTTTTACTACAGCAGTAGAACTAGTAGTAGCTTTAGGGTTCATTCCTACTTTAACACCTTTAGCCATAGATTTTTCAGCACCTTTCATAGGAACTGACTTTTTTGTTTTTGGATTACCAGCCATCTTTTTTTATTTTTAATAGTGATTAAACTTTTATAAGAAAGACCTTAGTGCTGATCTTACGGGAAGCACTAAGGTACTGTTACTTATTATTAGAATGATCCACCAGTAATTGGGTTTCTCATAACGATCTTCAACACTTTGGTTGGATCTTTAACCCAAATAGCAGGCATAGTTTGCGTCATAAACACTCTGTAACCATTGAAGTTACCAGATGATTGGAATCCTTGTGTACGACCCATATAGTCCATAGTACCATTTTGATAGAACCACTTAAGTTGGTTATCCCAACCCAACTTCAACAAGAAGATGTTGTCGTTAGTGTTATCAGTGATATCAAAGATAATAAAATTATATGAACTCAATGGGAAACCATCAATGATTGGATTCTCAATGTCATTAGTGTGAACATTATCAAAAGCAGGATTAAGAACAAACTGAACATTAGCTAAGAATGGAATTACATAGCTAGTGTAAGCATATCCAAAATTCAAG